TCCCAGACACTTTTCTTACAATCCCATTCCTTACTCTCTGAGAGAATATAATAGCGCTGAGTTCTCTTACCGAATCTCTCATTCTCAGCAAGAGTGTACTTCTCATCGTATGCTGGTTCGCGGTCGTTATTTGTAGTGATTAACTCATCCTTATAAACCCACTTCTCTATTTCGTACGTGTAATATGTCTTATATACAGGCACGTCAATGGAGACGGTTTTACCATTCTCATCCTTACCGCCCTCTACAGTCTTGTATTTGTAGAGTTTCTCTTCGGATGACAGAACAGTTCCACCCTTAGGTACACCCCATCCTGACTCCCTTACTTTCTTGAATTCCTCCACCACAACACGATATTCCCAACCGACACGTTCAACTGTGATGATGTCTTTCTTAGGAACACAGGAGAATATAATTCCTCCAAGTGTTACTGCGCCTACACCAATGATTGCCATAATTTCCTTTTTCATTTTAATTCCTCCTTTAATTCTTTTCTTAGGTTTATGATATTTTGAGCTTTTGCTCTATTATCCATCAATTTATCAATAGTGTTTTTATAATCAACAAATTTATATGGCTCTCTTTCTGTCTCCATATATTTAAGTTTATCTTCTAAAAGTCTTATATAAATAAGTGCATTACAATATTTCTTATCCAGCTCCTCTTTTTCTCTAAGACAGTCTCCGTATTTACTACATGTCTCGAATAGTTGTCTATTCATATTGTCATAAGCTTTGGCTGTATTATATATTTTAATAAATCCTTGAGTTAAAGTTAAATCTGGTTCCATTTCTTTAATTAGTCTAGCAACTTCATTGATATTCTTCAACTTAATCATCCTCCTCATCAAATATCTTAAGTTCATCTCTAAGCCTTCTAAGTGTCTGCATGTCATCATACATACACTCCATCTCTTCACCATCACACTTTAAATATAATATCTCTAATATGTTAATGAGAGCCACCAACTCTTCTGATTTTAACTAATTTATGCGAAAAAATATAACCCAAGCTTTTCTACTCAGTTATTACCGAATAGTATTTACTTGGGTTAATTAGGGTTAGTTGTTTTCTTTTTCCTCCACTTCAATAAGTTTCCTTTCCTTACGATCTTTCAGTTTTATGTAGCCTATGTAGCCAAGGTAAACCATTCCACAAAGTCCATAGGTTACTCCCATGACTTTGAGTCCGTCTACCATTGTCCATTCACCGTATGGCTTAACCATAAATTCTTTAATCTTGTTCATAATAATTCTCCTTTGAAATTAAAGTAGATAAGCATTCACCTATCCCTATTATAGAAGATGAAATTTATGCGAAAGAGAAGAGAGCCTGAATAATCAAACTCTCTATGTATTAATTAGAACTCTTCATATTTCCATATTTTAAAACCATGTTTCTTATACTCTTGTATGTGTAATAAATAGTTCTGTAATGGTTCCATATAATATAACCATAAATAGTCTATTAGTTCACCATTTCTAATATGCGCTATTCTGGCTGTGTATAAACCATCTTCAGTTGTTACTACACAAAGAGCATTTATGTTTGGTTTTGAAATATCGTTGTCTAATAATATTATAGATTTAATTCCTTTCATTCTTACTCTCCTCCTTTATTATTTTATATGCGTGTGCTTTAAATTTTTCATAGCTAGAATATAGAACACCTCTAAAAGCACCAACGGGCACTTCTTCTTTTAAATCTTTTACTGGTATAATATAAAATTTACCTTCAGTATGCTTCATTCTAAAAGTTATACCTCTAGCAATAAATATCATATCACTATATGCAAGATCTAAAATCTTATTACCTATTTTAGTGTTAGGTACTTCTATATAATAATATTTACCATGAAGCTTTTTAATCATAAAGCCCACCTCCTTCGTTATAGAAGAAGAATTTTATGCGAACTCACGCGAGTGGATTAAAGTAACAATATTCACTAAGTAAAATATCTCTAGGAGGACAGAATGTGTAGAACAACATTACATCATCTCTATGGACTGGTAATTTCAGAGGGAGAATATAACAAAGATAATAGAGACAGAAATCAAATATATCTCTGTTAGCATATAAGTCTCTATGAATTATATAGTTATCATCCATTCTTATCACCTTTCATTCTTACACCGCACTGCGCACAATACGGCGTTTCACAGCTCTCTATATTTCCGCACTCTGAGCATTCACTGAATTCGTATATATCACCTTCGCACCTTGACAGCCACTTTCCATGCTTCACTGACTTTTCTTTCAGATTTTCAAGTTCTTCTTGAAGCTTTAGGATTTGTTTATCTTTGTTATTTGATTCTATGATCCATGCAGTAATTGCCTCATCGTGTTTATTCTTCCAACGATTGCACTGAATCTCAAACACGATTGCGGTTAACCACCCTATAACAACGTAAATTATGAGCCATGCTTTATCATCCATCTTTCACCAAACCCCCTTTCGTTAAACTTCTTCTTATTTCTCAGAGCTAGATTAATTTGTTTATCAATCTTACTATTACTAGTGAGATGATAATAATATAGCTCTTTAAATGGTGTGTTAACACGGTCAATACGTCCGCTTGCTTGTGTCATTATTCTATAGCTGTAATTGTTACTAAAGAATATAATTGTGTCAGAGGTTGTGCAATTCCATCCCTCACATCCAGAGGTATATTGTACTAAATATATCCATCTTGGTGCGTCTGGAATTTCCTCATGCTTGTGTCCATTCCATTCAGACCAGGCATACATATGTTCCCAGTCTTTGCACATCTCCCTTAGTATTTCCAACTCATAATCGAAGTTATAGAATATAATTACTCTGTCGTGTATAGCTAATAATTCTATAATCTTCTCTACACGACTTCTTTCATCATTACTGATTCGCCGTAATACATAACACAACTGACTAGCCTGTTCAATTGGTTCGTCAGTAAATATGTTCCATCTGTTTTTAAGGACATAATCCTCCATGACAGTATCGTATTCACATATAATATTCTTATGTATTTGAGTAGCCGGTGGTTTATATGGCATAACTACTTCTATTGACTTCTTAAATCTTATTAGCTTACCCTCATTATGCCACGCTTTTATCTTAGGATATTTACAAAACCTATCCCATTCAACGTGCTCTGTATTGAATTGAGTTTTGTTCTTGTAAAATCCGTTAGCTATAAACACAGGCATATAATCGCTCCATTTATCAGCAGGAGTAGCGGTCAGGAGAAGCCATTTATTACGGGCTGCTATTTTATAAAATGCTTTAACCCATGTACCGTTTCCAACTAATCGCTGCTCATCAAATAAGAAACAACAACCATACGTCTTCTCGTATTTCTTGATATTGTTCCAAGAATCCACTGTTACCTGTATATGAGAGAAGTCTAATCCAGTTTTCTTAATGTCTTTTTCCCACTCTTCATCATCTCTCTTCTTAGCTGTGGTGATGATTATAAGTGGTCTTGGTTCGTTATAAGGTGTGTTACAAACTTTTTTATAAAACCAATATAATGCTGTTATACTCTTACCAGCACCAGTACCGCCAACAAGAATATTACCACTTCTTAATTTGTCAATAGCTTCTTTCTGATAGTCATAGAGTTTCAATAATCCTCACCCTCTATCATTACATCGCCGCCAGGACCAGTTTTCCAGTGTACGAACTTACCTTTCTCTTCGTCCCAGAATCCCATTATACGATCTATTTCATCCTGTATCTTTGGGTCTGTCATCTGAAGAGCTTCATAAGGCTGGAGACCAACTCCCTTACGCATAAATACAAGCCAGTCCGTTACCCACTTAACGAATTTCCTTGCTTCAAGTTTTCTACTGTGGAATAAAGCCTGGTATATACCCTGTTCGGAGATGACATAAGATAAATAACCATATTTGTGTCGCTTCTCTGGATGAGACCCTACTTTTAGTATGGTGTCATATTCGACCCCAACAATATTGGGAATAGATGGAGCCTTAACTTTCTCCAAGTAATCAGGATCTACTCTTCTAACGACAGCATATACTTCAAGTTCAAGAGCGTCACAAATATCCTTTAATACGGCGTACCATTCTCCTCCGTCCATCTCAATAAATCTTATAGAATAACCACACCATGTTTCTGTTCTTGTATTCATTTGTTTTCCTCCTTTAATCAAACTCTCCGTTAAAATGAGCGTCCTCATAATCTGGGTTGTGTTTATTAGCAGGATTTCCGCTACCAGTATAATTACTATAATCCATTTTAATAGGTTTATAATTTAATACACTATTAACAGCCTCGGTAGCAATATACTCTTCTCTTGTCTGCCCCATCACATTATGACCGCAAGTAGGACATTTATAATAATATCGCTTAAAAGTCTGATCCCTCTGAAATTCTATTATTCTTTCCTCGCAATCCTCTTCATCAGCTTTCCACACACAACCACATTTACATGTGAAATATAATTTAGTGTCTGGTTTATGTCCCTCTCTAATTATTTCAATGCTCATTTTTCTTCCTCCTTAAACGGATTAAACGTACATACTCTAGTTTCGACAACTTTACCGTCGAAATATTTTATTATTGCTTTCATATAACATTTAAATAAATCATAAATTTGTTTATCTAAATAATCCCACAATATTGTGTCTGGTTGAACTCCATAATTGACAGTCCAACTCTCTTCTTCAAACGACCGAGAATATGATAAATTGTCGTTAGTAATGTCTTTTGGAAATATAACAACATTACATCCAGTGATATCAAGCGGACTCATTTTAACTTTCTTTATTCTATATTCAGTCCTAACTCCATTTATCTCTTTTGGAATACTCTCTTTACAAATTATCTCTAAAGCTTCCTTTAAAGTCATATATACACTCCTTTCATTATTTACGTGCGGAAAATAAAGAGCCCCAGAATTTCTTCCAGGGCCTTTACTTATTCTTCCTTTTGTTTGTCTTCTTCTGCTATATTAGTTTCTATAGCAAGTATGCGGGCTCCACCATGCCTACCGCACTTATAGACGTTATTGACCATCTGCTCTATAGATATAACTGTTGTTATACCAAAGAAGACTGCCTTCGCCCAGTACTTTGTTTCTCTTTTGCCGCATTCTGTTATAAAATCTTTGCTAAACATAGTATCAACTCCTTCCTATTATAGAAGAAGAAAAATATGCGAATTACTCAAACGGACACTCATCGTCTGGAGTAAAGTCATCATCAAGATACTCAGACGCTAACTCGTCAACCAGTGGAGTTAAATACATTGTATCTAAGTAAGCGCTACGTCCTGGGTTAGGTCCAGTGGTTCTGTCCCATGGACGGATAATAAGATCGAGTTTCTCTATCTCGACCCAATCACACTGAGCAATAGTCTCTTCTGTAAGACGAGTCTTCTTCATTCTACCATTAGGATATGTGATTAAGAAAATGTTTGGTGGGCGCTTTCCAAATGCAACGTTCACTTTTAGAGTCCATTTGTCCGCTTCAGATTCATCCCTCTTTTTCTTAACCTTTACATTCCAACCGTCATTGATAAGATCCTGAGCAAAATCAGGGTCTGTGATGAGAAGGTTGAAATTACGCTTACCTGCGTTGTTGTAGTCTGTGCCTTCACCACGGAAATTGCGCCAGATTATCTCTGCGTTTCTTACGATTAAATTACTTGACATAATAATGTCCTCCTTTAAAAATATAGAATAAGATTGAAAAAAATATAAGAGAGTGGGTGGATTGGTTCACTTGCCGCACATTACTGTGTTTTTCACCATGCTGATCGTTAGCCGGAATATAATTCCTTTTTGTCAGGTCTCTTACTCCTGCCTCGTCTTTCGACGCTTACCCTTATTCATCCTTTAGGATGAGGCTAGTATCCCATTTGTAGCTTATATATTCATGAGTTTCCTTTTAGAAATATATAAGTCATCACTCTCGTTATAACGTATGAATTTTATGCGAGTGAAAAAAAGAGAAGGAACGCCTAATCAGTGCTTCCTATGATTAGTAGGGTAGTCCAGCTATCCGACCACATGCATTACCTTTCGGTTCCACGCCTCGCCTAAAGCCAATAGCCTCTTGTCCCCTGTGAACTTTTTCACATATTGTTCCTCCGGTCTCCTTGTCCGATTCCTTCTCATTATAACGTATGAAAAAATTGCGAATAAAAAAGAAAGAGACCATTAGGTCTCCTCGTCAAGATGTAAATATACTTTTACTTTGTACATTTTTAATTCTCTTCCGCTTGGAACATATGAATATTCATCTTCAGGAAATTCTATATTAACCAATTGTTTAACATATTTTTCTATATACTTCAATTTTTCTTGATAGAAAGTTTCATTGAATAAGTCATTATTTCCAAATGAATCAAATTCATTCAACCTATCTATTAAAGAATTGATTTTTAGTATTTGATTTTCAATACGGTCTCGTTTTTCCTTTGATAATTCGTATACTCCTGATACAAAATTAAAAGTGTACATTATTTTGTATGCTTTCATATTTTTCACCTCCTACTATAGGACGTGAAATATATGCGACCTATCAGAAAGGTATATCTGGATCGTTAATTATTTCATGCTCTAAGCTTCCAACAGGAGCATTAGCAAACCAGTTATAGTCGCCATACTCAGATATAGATTCTATAGCATCGTCTACTAACTTCCTATAATAATCCTTGTCAATAAGATGCTCGATACCAAGTGCTTTAACGGCAGTAGCTTCGAGCCAACGATATCCCTTAGTACCTGCCACAGCACTAAACTTACCATCTCTCTTAACTACTAACTCACCGCCATGAGCCTCATCCACAACAGGAACAAACTGACTGATACGTCCAATGAAAATATAATTATGTCCCTTGGCAATTTCAGCTTCTATTTGTTCATCTGTTAAGTCTCTTGTATCAAATAACTCAGCCACTGCTTTCTTAGTGAGCTTAGAAGCATCTCTCTTACGGTTATCTTTAATTCTCTCCCAATATGTTACATCGGGAAGACCGTCATTCATGTCGAGATATATTATTCCACCACTTGCTACAGATTTAGTCTCACAGTAGTCTTCAAATATAATAGGTTCGTGTGTAAAGCAGGTCTTGTAAATATAAGGATGTTGGAATTCTGCTCCTGTTGCATCCCACCATATTTCATTACCGTTCTTATCGTAATCAGGTTCAGAATATAATCCTATGTAAGTAGAGCGATTAACAAGACAGATTCTGTCAAACTTATGCTCTATCTCAAATTCATATCCATACTTCTTACCAAAGTCAGTAATGAATTTACATAATCTCTCATCAGGATTAACAACCTTAATAGAGTCTGTCTTACAGTGAATAACAGTGTACCCCATCTCTATGACTTTCTCTTTAAGACTAATCATAAATAATGCGCCACGCTTAGCAACGATATTATCTTCATCACGTGGGTCTTTAAATGGGTTAGCAAAGTTAGCTGAACAGAAGCCATATGTACTATTGAGTATGAGTTTGAGAGCATTACTAATAGCCTTGGCGTCTTTATCGTTAGTAAGATACTTACCAATATAAGGTCCTATCCATGGGAGATTCTTAGCAGACTCATAATCTTTATGTTTAATATAAAGTCGTGCCTGCCTGATCTCAGCATATCTTGATGTAAACTCACCGAATTTGTTCATGGCAATAAGAGACGCCGGATGTAATCCCGAAACATCAAAGCACCAGACTGGTCCATACATTCCTGGATTAGCAAGAACATAACCGCCTTCTGATGGATCACATTTCATATATATACTCTTTGCAGATGTACATAAAGGTTTTCCATCCTTGTCTTTTACATATCTTTCCTTGTCAATACCAGTTATACAGAATTCATAACCAGGAAATTCGTTGAGGTATTCGCCCTTATACTCATCTCCATTAAGATATGTTTGTTCACCAGTGGCAAGGTTCGTATAAACTAGATTTGGGTTCTTTTCTTTACCAAATATAATTCTTGTGATATGCTGTCTATTTGTGTTTATTGGCATAAGACCAGACATTTCAGATATAAGAAGTCTAACCTTAACATCATTCTCTATTGCATCGAATACCTTATCGGTTGCATTGACATCGTTAGCACAGTAATTTCCAACTTCTTCCCATTTATCCTTAGGAAGTGGCTTATCCCAATCATACGCATTCTCAAAATGAATATAATTGAGCTCTATTTCCCACTTCTTCAAAGACTGCTTCTTAGTTGCTATATCGTAAGCATCAAGATGGTCAGAAGTATATGCCTCACTAAATTTAACACTATTAGATTCTTCGTTTGATGCGATGATAGATTTAGAGAGATTATATAACTGTATGTTTGAATATCCATACATCCACGCTCTCATAATATGAGCATCGTATCCTCTATTGTTAAATCCATCAAGTCTGTAGTTTAAATATAAGTTTTCTATTTCTTCTATTGATGGGTTAAATAATCTAATAACACTGTCATCAGGAGCGCCTCTGTATTTCCAGCATACAAGAAATAAATTCATAAATACTTCAACGTCATATACTATCTCTGGTTTGTCATCATCGTTTGTCTTGACAGATACCTTCTCTTCCTCAAAACACTTCGACTTAAAATGCATTTCGTTGAATAGGTTTAGACAGTATTCACTTTGATTACTACTATTAGCACAGAAAATATAAACAGCTTGTCGTAAGTCAGATACATCGTATTTTAAATCTTCGTTAGCATAAGCCTCATCAAGTTTAGACTTAATAAACTGGACAGATGGTGTTGTATAAGCGTGGTATTCTTTCTTGAGATTACGTTTAATTATCGTACGAAGAGCTTTTTCATTCAGAAAATTATCTTTATCGAACACTAATTTATCATCTCCTTTTAATGGAAGTCCACTGGATAGCTCAGCAACATTAAGCATATTACAACCGCTTAACATTCTTCTTAATGAACTATTACCAGTGAACTTCTTTACTTCAATATTATCATCGTATACACTACTTAACTTAGCAACATCTCCTTTATAAATATAATGTAAGTGGATGCCAGCACCAGACTTACTCCATTCAGCATAAGTAGGAGGGAACTGCTTAGCTGCTTTAAGATTAAGTTCTCTGGATTTGTTTCCACTTTCGTCCTTAATATCAAAGTCAATTACAATATGATTCTCAGGAACTTTAACATAATGCAACTGCTTTGTATCAATACTATTTAATTTCGTCTTGACGTTATCCCATTTATACTTGGGTGTTCCGTCATCCTTAGTAAGCTGTGCTGGACAGTCTTTAAGCATCTCGTCAAGAACAGAAGTTGTGTAATCGAGTTTAAGCCAGTCTGGAATATCATCTGACTTAATTTCCTCTTCGATTACTTCTTCTTTTTTAACTGGGGATACCATGTCGATCTTATCCCACTTAAATCCAACGAAATATCCTGATCTGCATTCTCTACCATCCGGAAGAATATAATTGTCTTTGAAAGCAGAGAAATAAGGTTCTATTTCGTTTCTAAACTCCATTCTGTCATGAGGATGTTTTATCTTACTCTCCTCACAAAATAATTTATATCCATTCCATAAGTCAACAAGTCTGGCTCCATTATTCTCGTCAACAAACTCATTACCTTTCTCCTTAAGAAAAGTAAACATAAGGTTTGTCGCACGGAGCATTCGTACTGGTACATAGTCGTTGTATTTCTTCTTAGAGTGATTATATACAGATAAACAATGCTCAGCAATAGCACCAAGTTCAAAGTCTATCTTACCCATGATTTCATTATATCTGTCAAACTCAAGTCTTCTTCCACTTGGTTTAACATCAATGAGTCTACGAGTGAGACCTGACGCTGAGTCGGTGATTTGTACATGGGTGTTACTGCCGAGAAATACAAATGCATGGAATGTGTTCTCATACTGTGACTTGTTTTTCTCATTAACAACCATAGGTTCGTGAGATATAAGACTGTTAAGACGTGTGTTGTCAGTTATCTTGTCTAACTTTGCATCGTCCTCTATTGCGACCAGTGGGTCATTCTTAAGAGGTTCAAGTGCAAATGCTGCTCGACTATCTCCAAGAGACTTGGCATTGATAGTAGCAATATAACCACTAAATAACTTTCTTAGAATTTTAAAGAATGTGGACTTACCAGTACCTGGATCACCCACTATTACAATAAATTTCTGTACCCAAGTTGAGTCACCGGATACAACACATCCGATAGCCCACTCAAGTTTGTGTCTCTCCTCAGGATCATATAAGGTGCTCATTAGTTCATCGTAACTGTCCATACATCCTTTTTCCAGAGGATAATTAAGCCGATGTGTGCTATAGTCTTCTCGTTTGACCTTACTGTTAGAGAATATAAGTTTGTTATCTAATGGTTGGAAGTTATCTTTTAATTGCTGTCTTACGTATTTATTCCATCTATCAATAATACCCGAATCAGCATCCCACATATATAATGGAACATAAGCTTCATCGGAACTATGTCTGACTTCTTGTAGTTTCTTTCTTATTTCATTGTCGATCAGGCGTATGGCGTCGTCCTGATCCTTGCTCCATCTTTTATTTTCTTCGTCCCATATTGCGTAGAAATCTCCACCCCTTATCATCAGATCTTTTGATTTGTATGTATTGAACTTAGGTTTAATATAATATATACCTTTACTGTTAGTAATACACGGTTCAAAGAAATCCAAATAAAGCACACTCCTTTCTTAAAAAAATATAGGGAACCAAATATATGATTCCCTTTTGACAAATTATTTGTTGTCAATAATGTTCTTTAGTCTTACAAGTTCTTTGTCTTGTTGTTCAATATATTCCTGAAGATCGTTGTAGTTATCAACTAGATCGTTATAATTGTCTTCAAATTCTTTATAATACTTGATTACAATTATACTAATTAATGTTGTAACTACACCTACAACCATACCGAATATAAATGCCTCCATTTTCTTTGTCCTCCTAAAATATTATTGACAAGTTACCCTGTCATTATAGAAGATGAAAAATATGCGAAAAAAAGAAGATCATTAGATCTCCTTTCTTAATTCCTCAATCCTTTCATTGATTTTTTCTATGAGTTCGTCTAATGCCATTGATTCTTCATTTAGAAGAATTACTGTTGAATCATCTAACTCTTCAGTTTCCAAGATTGTGTCAATCTCGTTCTGAATGTTAAATAACTCATTCATAATTTTCTCCATCTTTTCAATATCCTTTGTATACATAATACTACCTCCTAAAAATTTATCAGTGAAAGCTCTCGCTCTCTATTATAGGAAGTGAAAAATATGCGGATTACTCATCTTCATCTGGTATTTCCAGTTCATCTTGTTCAGGATCATTATGACGAACGTTGATAATCAGTTCCTTTTTATTAGGTAGGTCTGCTACTTTGTGTATTCTAAGAATATAATTAGTACCTTCGTCGTCTCGGTCTTTAACAAAGAGTTCGCCATCATACTCTCTGTCGTGTCTGAAGAAGAATCCAATAATACCTGGTACGAACCAGAATGTAAGGAACATCAGGAGTAAGAAGAGAAGCATGTTCTTTACATCAGCGCCATACATACCGATGCTACAAGTAATGATACATAATACTCTTGTAAGTTCTTTAATTTTCAAATATAATCACCTCACACTACAGAATCCATATATGTGTCTCCGAGACCAGACCAACATTCATCTGGACACTCATAATCGGAATGTGGTAAGAATGGATATGTTATAAGTTTATATGGTGTACCGTCTTTAAACTCCATATTATCAACCCAGAAGTCGATGTATTTATATCCATAAAATTCATCTGAATAAACACTCCAACCGTACTGATCGCCATTATCAACAGGATCCAATCCTAGAAATGCAAGCCACTCATTGAAGCTAACAGCATCCTTTAGTTGCATATTTCTGTTAATCTCATTCATTGCAAGAGCAAAGTCACGCTCTTTCATAACGAATGTTTTGCCAGTCATGGATTCGCAGAACAAGCATTCGTCTGGATCTAGCTCTTGCGGATGCTCATTCTGAATATGATCTACTTTTTCAGAATATATATCTGTTGTAATCTCTCTATCCTGGTCAGTAGAGAGGTGACGACGATATGTGTGAAGTGTTCTCTCAGCAGTAATAAGAGCTCCTGTAAGAGCCGCTTCCTTCTTCTGGTTTGTAACGTAAGAGAATATAATACAGCTAATAGTCAAAGCTATACTAACAGCAGATGGAGCTACTGCTTTAACAATCTCTTTCCTCTTCTCTTTCTTCTCAATATCTTTATCAACAATATCATTAACAGCTATAGCACTCTTAGAAGTCAAATATAATGAGACACCATAACCCACTAATGTGCTTGCTAATAATATCTTTCCAGAATGTTTCTTTACCAGACCCAAGAATTTCATCGTCTATTCCTCCAATCGTTTAGTGTTATTAGATAATCACACTCATACATTTCATTTCTAATATAAATATACTCTCCATCACGTTTAACATGAAGAGCCTCTAAATTCTTCCAACCTAATATCTTGTCAACGTCTTCCAACAATTCATCGTTATCGTCGATGACATCTTCATTTGGTAAAATATAAGTGTATTCGTTGAAGTCGTAATACTGTGGACCGGAATAATGCTCTTCCTCTGTAATAATATAAGGAAGAGGGTTACATTCTTCTATCGGCTTCGTGTCTATAAATGTTACACTATCTGACATGTTTTCTTCCTCCTTTGGTTTTGTTTTCGTGTAATCTGTTTTGTGTGTATCAATAATTGGATTTTCTCTTGGGTCTGGTGCGTGTTTTTTCATTTCTTCTTCTCTGGCTTTGTTTAGTTCTTCTGTTTTCTTATCAATCTCTTCAAGATGTTTCTCATATGCATCAAGCTTAAAATCGTGTTTGTACTTTGTTAATTCTTCTGTCATTTGTTTCTCATATTTTTCTTTTACTTTCTTATTCAAAATATAATAGGTCACTCCTGAACCTATTGCTCCTCCAATAATAAACGTTGCTAACGTGCCAATAAATTTCATTTAATTTCCTCCTCACCGGTAATTTTAATGCCATTTAACCTACAGATACCCACAAACTGTCCGAAGGATACCTGTTTGAAATATTCCTCATAAATATACTTAGAATACAACTCTTTTAAACTTGCGGCAATGATTTGTCCATCTGCTCCTTTAACCATTCTGGTATCCTCCTTTTAAATTGTGGACATCTCTCCACATTATATGTCACTTTACCCTCTAATATTCTCTTCCTTGCTAACCAGTAAGGAATAGGTTCTTTATGATCTTGCCACGAACAGTCTTGGTTCCAGGCATGTTCACAACACCAACATAATGATGAACCATCAGCCATAAACCCTCCATATGGCTTCTTGGCTTTTGCCTGTGCTTCATTAAAATGCTGTCTTATTGTATCACATGTTTTACATCTATAGTAGCAATGATAACACTTCATTCGGAAATAACCTCCTCGCTTTGCTCACATTTACTTAAACAATCGTCACCCGTTAAGTTACAGGTAAATGAATTCTCATTAAAATACTTACATCTGTAAAAAGGAGGCTTTTCTTTATTAGCACACTCACTACAAATGTATTCGTTTTCGGATATAGGATCCCCGCATTTATAACATAATCTTATAGGTAACATAGCTCTCCTCCTCAATATAATTATTCTAGCATACCACTAAGTTGTGGCTCATAGTCCTCACACTCATCAGAGATAGGACAGTTGTCACAATTATGTGAGCAACTATCTCTTATCTCATCGAGAATATCCTCAGATTTTGTCATATATCACGCCCTCGCAGTTGAAATTCAACCACATAGCTGGTTCTTCATACCAGTCCCATTCTGATGGAATACTTTCCAGACCGAAGGAAACAAAGTCGTCTCCGTCTCCATTTACTCTCCATCCGCAGATTGCACCAGTTGAAGTGTGCTCCATACCCAGCATATCATATACTTCGTTAAGGAATAAATGTCCTCTATCCCTTAATCTTTGTGTTGCATACTTCTCAGCCTGCTTAAGCCAAGTATAGTTTGCGATCGCATCCATCTTATATGTCTTGGCGTTTAATTCGTCAAACAATCTACAGAAGTCACTATCATCTACTCTATTACGTGTAGCTGTGTGCTTCTCTGTTTCTTTGACTTTGATGTTTCCGTCTTCGTCGATTGACTCCTCTGTCTCCTCAGTGTGTTCAACACCAAGAAGTGTTTCTAAGTCAACTGTCTTTCCATACTTGTCGGCTATTTTATTACGATAATCCTTGAACGCGCTTTGCGTTGTAGAGAGAACAGCCATAGTTGTGACATAGCGTCCCTTGATGATTTTAAATCCGCCCAAAATCATCACTACAGACAGAATATAAAGACCTGCCGCTGGTGCGTAATTCTTAACCATCTTAGCTCCGCACTGTAAATATGCAATGGTTTTATCTCTCTTAGCTGTTTCCTTTGTATATGGGATAAGTTCTTCTGTTTTCTTATCCTTATACTTTGGCTCCTCGCCTGCTTCTATCTTTGCTTCTTGTTCATGGACTTTGTCGAGAGTTTCTTTTGTCTCGTCGATGATACTCTCCACATTAAGTGTCTGCTTACATAACATAAATGTAGCAACACCTCCTGTAACAATACCTCCAAATATAAGAAGTTCTGGGGAAGCCTTCTTTACTTTAAATAATGCCTTTGAGCCTGCGCTCATTAATGTCTGCTTAATACTCATAAGTATAACTCCTTTCAAGTTTAAAAAAATAATGGAGCGTGTTTCAGCTCCATAAGTCTTTGTAAAGATCTTTATGCATTTTATAACTCATAAAAAACAATACAATTAGCGATGGTATTCCAATCCAGTAGTTGTGCACGCTTAGTGCTAAAACCGCTAGAGCGAATACCAAAGCTGTACTAAATACGTTTAATATAAATTTTAGCATATTAATCAACTCCTTTCATTATAGGAGATGAAAATTATGCGGATTCCTTAAAACTTATCCTCGCCACATTTATCAGTGGATATATAATAACTCTACCATTCGATAATGTTACCTTAAGAAGAGTAGAATCGATAACAAACTCCACATTCTCATAATCGTCAGTGAGCTTATTCATCGTACTTACTGACAATATACACTTCTTTCCTTTCATTTTTCAAAAACCTCCTCAAATATCTCTCTTATAAAATCTTCATCATTAGGATTATCGCAAAAATATAATGAGATTTCATCTAAGAACTCTTTCTTCTTTTCCTCGTTAATATTATTTTTACCTATTTTTCTATAATCGACTTTATGCTTCCATTCTCTAAGATCGTGGTCTTTAGTATAATTTACTCTCTTTCTAGCTTCTAATACTTCTTCGGGAGTTCCTCCCATGAGCACTCTATACATTTCATCTGCGACTTTCTTCTTAGCATTGTTTATAATCCTCTCAGTAACTCTGTTAACTGGCTTCTCCATGAACTTCTTTACATTATAACCTATTACTGTTCCAATAATAAATGCATATGTTTCCTTTTTCATAAATATTTCCTCCTTAAAATGTATCCTTATTTTTATCTTTCATCATGTTAATAAGGTACTCTTCGTACCATTCTGCTTTAGCGAGGTCTTTCTCAGCTTCTTCGCCTGGTTTCTTTCCTGCCCTGAAACGATACTTAAATGCATTACATTTACAGAAGTCAGCTACAGCAAAGTCACCAAACATAGCTCTCATAACATCAATGCATTCAAACTTTCCCTGATAATAATCAGGGTGGTTAATTTTGTTCTCCATTATTCTTCTCCTCTCTGATTCTCAATATTTGACGTCTTATCTTTTCAGACCTAACCTCATTGATTTTATCCTCACCGATAATAAGCTTCATCTGGTCAACCATGATACTTATGTCAGCAATTTCCTCAATGAGATTATCCCAAGCACCTGGGATATTTCTTCTGACTTTAGAACGGGCTACTATGAACTCGCCACATTCCTCCTGCATTTGATCTATTTGAGATTCGTATCCGTAATATTCGGCGATCTCTTTAATTTGGTTGTCCATCGTTATCCTCCTTTGAAAAAGAAGAGGCTCGGAATATAATTCCAAAACCTCTTAGAAATTTGTTTTACTTATAACGTATTTTGAATTCTTTGAAAGTGTTTATTATCTGTTCTAATGAGAACTTACCTCTTATTTTATTTATTTCTTCCGTCCAAACTTTTTTGAACAGGTGTTCATAAGCACTTTCATAAGCTTCAGTTCCAAAGTCACGTCCTTTGGACTCCCATAACTTATTAAAAGTGTCAATGAGGCCGTTGTTCATTCGGTCGCAAGCGGAATTATAACTCTTAAGAGCTAAATCCTTTAATAATTTACTTTCTTTCAATTCTTTCATTATGTTGATAATCATAATATCAACTCCTTTCTATAATAGAAAGTGAAATATATGCGACTTACAGTCTTCTTGCAGTTGGGAGTTTCAATGTAAATCCACCTCTTACTGAAGTCACATAAGCTGAATCCAAATTCGTCCAGCCGAAGTTATTGTCGGTGAAGTTAGATGATACGCCAACTAAATCATAATAATCGGCAACGGTGCATCTATCATACTGTTCAATTAAATCCCTCATCTGATTTAATACGTTCACTGCATCAGACCTGCTAGCTAATATAACATCATCAGTGTTGGATCTGTTTGATTCAGCTTGGTAGTCCCTCCTTCCTTGATTATATGAAGCAGAAGAAGTCGAAGTCTTGTTGTAGTTGACTCGTCCCCCTTTATTAGCATCTCCATAAAATAACATGCTAAGAGTGCCATTCACCATATTAAGTGCTGCTTCCTTTAGCATTGGTACAAGCACATCCATGACAGCATATTCGAGGACTGATTCACGATCCTCATGTATGAATGTACTCATCACCTTTGACTTGAGCGAGGATTTCTGTTTTACCTCACCCTTGACTATTGGTGTCTGCTTTGGTTTCTGTTTTTCAGACTCGGCTTCACGAGCCTTAAGTGAATTGTTCTTATATTCCTCCATAAATATAACTCCTTTCAATTACTTTTTTACATACTGTTTAATAGGTGTTTGGATAAATATATCCATAAACTTAACACTATCGCCCATAAAAGATATACCTACTCCTTTTCTGAATCTTCTTAAAGATGTAATAACGTCTTTAAACGTCCCGCCTGATTCATATATAGAGCCTATAACCTTTTTAAGGGATATAGTTGAAATATGCGCACTACCTTTCATATACTTTGTCCAGTCAGATGACTTTCTGAATATGTTTATCACGTCTTGTTTCGTGTCAATGTTAATAAGACCGTTTAAGCATACATAATTATCATCAGTGTAATAGTGGTACAAAGTATTAAGTTTATTTAAAATATAAAGTGCATTGTATAACTTAATTACTGTTTTGATAGTCTTCACAGCAGGTTCTATTTCTTCATGTATTTCTTTTGTGATTTCCTCCACTTTTTCATTGTCGTTGGCTGCCTTAGCTTCCTTTCTCTTATTGTATTTCTCAGTAAAACTATCACTATCGATAGCTTTAATATACTTAACTGTAGCATATACTGCTGGCGCCACAATTATACCAATCTTCGCTATCTTCTTAATAATATTCATCATAATTATTCCTCCTTAGTAATATAGGTAAAAATATAAGGAGCCAATTATGACTCCTCTTTATCCTCCTTTACGACATAGATTTCTTTTTTCATTTTCTTTACAGAGTGTTTTCTTTTTATTTCCTTAATTGTTTCGTTAAGAGAATTTCTTAACTCTGGGATTGCTAGGATAGCAACCGCTGCCGGTGTTATCACTTGCGTTGTCCAGAGACGAACCTCTCTCAACATGTCAACGTGCTTTTGTTTCATAAAAAATACCTCCTAAAAATAATTTAACAAGATCTCCTTGTCATTATAGAGGATGAAAAATATGCGAAAAATAAAAGAGCCCCAGATTTCTCCAGGGCTCAGTAAGGTCAATCAACGGTTGTATCGTTCGTACTCATATACCGGTTCGGTTACAAATCTTAATATGCCATACTGACCTCCTCTTGATGGGTCTGTATAGTCTCCCCATTCGGAGTCAAGGTCTGGTTCGATCACATTATAGTCAGAATAACTACACTGATCTACATGCCATCCAAACATTCCGGACAATAGTGACGTCTCTATACCTAACTGGTCATAGAACTCGTTAAGTCCGACATATTCGTTTTTCAGTAACATTTTGTTACAGAAGTTAGCGGCATCCTGTATCTTCTCTCTTGTACTCCAGAACCAATGTCCTGTAAAGTCATCCCAGAACAGTGTCAGTCCATTATTTTTAGTATCCTGAATGACGGCTGGTGGCATGAACCGTTCTTCGGCTTCATCGTAAGTCCTATTGTAAGGATTCTTCTCGATTGCTTTCTCAGTAGCCTTGTCTTCAACCTTCTTCTGATCTTCAACACCAAGGGTTTCCTTGATAGATGACTTTAGGTCTTTAAGTTTGCCATCAGTCAGAGCATAGGCTGCTCCAAGCGCAGCATACTTACGACCATCAATGTAGGTGTTTCCTGCTATCAAGAGTAACGTTGTAGTAGTCAGGAGTATTGTCTTCCAATATCCCTTTACATATACTACTGCTGTCTCCTTCTTAGTGAGGTCTTCACCTTTTTCTTCGGTCTTTTCGTTCATCATCTGATTGACCTTTGGCGCATCTTTAATCGCTAACAGGACGGCAGATACTGCACTCACTCCTGCTAACGATGCCAAGATTACACTTGAATTCTTTGTCACAAATTCCTTTGTTAATTTTAATAAATTCTTTCCGTTCATAATCTGAACTCCTTTCAAAAATAATATTGTTTGATTTTTTCTTCTGTACCTCCTTCACTATAGGAGGTGAAAAAAATGCGAGTGAAAAAATAAGGCACCGTGAATATTTCACAGTGCCCTTTGAGATTACTTGTTTTCTTCCTCCTCTACTTCTTCAATTGTTTCCTCGATCAACTCCTCGTCTTTCTTTTCGGGGCATACAGCCGCAAGTTCAGCAGCCTGTTCTTCTGTTGGTGTGTAATCTGGTTCTGTATCGTTTCCACCATTGATAATCTTATCCTTGGCAAACTCCATACCTTTTCCAGCCGCACCACTAACAGCAGCGCATCCTGCCATACAAGCTATTGCCTTTAAAAGTTTCTTTGTTGATTCTTTCATTTTAAATTCCTCCTAAAAGTTTAGATTCGGATGACCACTTCGATCATCTCTACTATAAGACATGGAAAAAATGCGAGCCCGTGAATTATTCACGAGCCGCTTTTTGATTATTTAGATTTCTTTTCTGAAGCCATCGCCACAATGATGCATAAAATGGCTAATATTAACCACATATTCATTCGTTATTTGTCTCCTTTCTTTTTCTTTATAAGTCTAACGACTATAAATATAGTAATTATATCCACCACAAGTGGGATAATAAATACCCACCCAATGGTTAATATAAGCCCTACTATAGTTATTAGGCTTACAATTAATCCAATAAGAATTAAAATAAGTATTAATGTTATCATATTATCTCCTCCTTTCTTGCTTATTGAAGCAATAGCTCCTATTATAAGACGTGAATTAATTGCGAGTGAAAAAAAAGGAAACCGAAGTTTCCTATTACTCTCTGTGGAACGTACCATCCCATTCCCCAGTAGTCCAATTATAATGACCTTTAACAGTTATTGTTTCTGTTACTATATCGTATTTTAATGTTCCAGGGCCGGCATCCTGCCATACGCCCTTATCAACATTAATTTGATAAGTTCCAGTCAAACCCTCTGTTAAAGACAGATTGAACTCTGGATATTCATAGTTCGTTCCCCAGAATAAGTCGTCTTTTCCTTCGGTTTCATTAATGAATGTTACCCAGCTCTTTTGATTTTCAATTAATTTTATTTTCGCATCGTTTACCGTCCAGCTTACTCTCCAAGCTATTAAGCTTGTTAATGTTGCTGCGCTGATAACGCCTATTATAATCTTTTTTAACATAAAAATCACTACTCCTTTATAGTTGTTGTGGGTTTCTTTCCTATAATAGTATATGGAAATTATGCGAGCGAAAAAAAATAGGGCATGTAATTATTACACACCCCTTAGAAGTTTATGGTTTCTGTCTACGTAAGAAATCTTTCATTGTACTGAAAGTAAATACATGATTGGTCTCGAAACAAAGACCTACTCCAAACATACCAATTGAGGTTAGTGTCTTCAGACAAGTTTCGGCACTTATTGAGTGTGCTTTGAGTTTATCGTATGCTTCTATCAACTCAGCCTGCTGTTTCAGCAGATCGTTATAGGGGCAAACGGTACATTCAACATCTCTCTCGTTACCGTTCTTGTCTGTAACTTTCCTCCTTTCCTGATATGTCTGGTTAGGGTCAGTCTCTGTTAAGAGTTTTCCAATCCTTTCCATTTCAGTTAAAATATTTTTCATAAGTTTCTTACGGCTTATTCTTTTAGCCATAATATCACCTCCACTATAGAGTGTGAATATATTGCGACTCAGACTTTCATTGCTATAATATTGTTAGTTATATACTGGACATTATCTAATGTTATTGTAGACCAGCTTGTACTGGTGTTTTCTTTTCTTGTTACAGCAAGAATATCTTTAGTCCATTCCTTAGTAGTTCCATCTGATACTGTTACATAAGGAACAAGTTGAGTTAGGTTGGCTTCTTTATTTTCGTATGTGCAAGCGCTGATATTAGCTGCAACGCTATCATCTTCGTTCATTATACAACTTGCACTTGTTGATGAATATGTGGTAAAGCCGTAAATTAGCTTATTTTTAGCTCCCGTAGTAAATATAGTAGAACCACAGGAACTACCGATACTACTATACATAAAATTTATTATTATACCATTATCACCAACTACAACAGTTGTAGGAATATTGCTGGCTATTCTAACCGAACTACTAACACTATTACTAACACCATATGTAGCAATGGTAAAGCCAGAAGAAGCAGTAAGAGTAGAAGGAACTGTTATGACCACCAGAGTCTTACTATCCTTAGAAAAGGTGAGAGTTCTATCATTTTCATCCTTAACCACACTGTCATACCAATCGTTGTTAACATTTACTGCTGTGTATAAGTCTCTTAAATATGTAACAGAGTCTCCTGCTGTGGAGACAGATGTAATTGTATAAGCCATGTTTATACCTCCTCGTTAGTTCCAGCTACTGAAGATGTTGGTCCACTAGTCATCAAACCCATAGAACCTGTTAGAGAGTTTGACCCACCGCCACCACCTGTGTTAACTGGTAAATCGCCTAAATATAATGATACCGAGAGCTCACCTTTAACAAAATATAAAGTGTCTTCATCGTGTTCATCCATATTATCGTACCGTGCCTGTGTACATACTACGTGAGGCATAGACTCTATAGAAGAAATAAGACTATCCACCTGAGTTTTCGTGTAGTATGAGCCCAATGTAGTATCAATTTGAGTCTTCGTGTAATATGAGGCGAGAGTGGTGTTAGTTGGAATGTTTTCATCAATATAAGTCCGTGTATAATAATTAAGACTAACTAAGCGGAGTGTTTCTCTTTGTTCAGCGCCGATAGTCTGGTTCATTACTTCTGTTGTAGAGTAGTCTCCTAATTTAAGGTCAATCTCTTCCTTAGTATAATAATCAGAGAGGTCTCCACCACCTCCGCCGCCTCCAGAATTTACTTTTCTAAGAGCATCATAAATAGCCTGTCTGATGTCTCTACCGTAGCGTCCATTTATAATAATTATTAACTCCTGAGAAATATCTGCCATTTATATCACTCCTTTATTGCTAATCCACCAAGAACTATATACGTGTCTTCTCCGACAGATAGTCTTGTTGGTGTTTCATCATAATACACTCCACCAGAGGTAGAATACTGTTTAGCAAATGGCTGTGCGCTACCACTACCATAATCCTGAACAACAAATATATCACCAAGCATAGTGCCATTACTCTTTATAAACGGCGTATTAACATTTATCTTACCGCTATCTATAACTTCTGATGTACTATAAATACATTTATAAGAAACTCCAGGATAAGACTGGTTAATAACACTACCATCTTTTCTGAATAGCACAAACGAAAGTCTGTCAAAATCGTTGGAACTCTTTACACCTATATGCGCTATAGAGGTTACAATCAGACAGTTATCCATAGCTATACACCATACTGGAGGATTGTAATATGATATAGAGGATAATTTCCACACGTATCTTCCCACTCCTGCTGATTGTCTTTTACCAGTGTCGCTAGTAATATAATCCTGATCTTTAGTTGTGAAGTTTTCAAATACAAGATTATAACCCTCACCGGTAATGTCATTACTGTAACTTATGGTATAATATTCATTATTAGGTAAAGTAATTTTAACGCATGGTTCGCTGTATGAATTAGTGGTGACTTCTACAGAAGAAAAATATCCAGATTTATTATCATCTAAGAAATCCTTAATATACTCAAGTATATCTTCAACTTCTGATGAATAATTATACCAATTGCGTTTATAAATATCTGCCATTTATATCACCCCGTATACTGTCCGTCGTCAAGGGTTGAAAATAATGTGTTAACCATGAGATTGGTTCTGAAAATATAAGGGAAAGTGTTACCAATAATCTGATAGTTAATCGGAATATAAACTCCATCAGCATAATCGACTAAACCTTCATTTATACCAACTGGCACATTTATAAGCCAAGTATAAGAAATATTATTAGTAAGATAAACCCTGGTAGACATAGATATATTGTTGGTGTCACTTGTCGCAATATAATATTCTGGGTTAGCAACTCCTGAAGCTATATTCCTATACGCTAAACAAACAAAGTTAACTTCATCTCTGCTTTTACCAAATATAAGTTCTCCTAAAGAGTTTACTGTAAGAGAGATTCCTTTAGAGGTTGCTGTGAGATTAATAGTTGTAGCAGAACCACTGCTTCCATAAGGAAGATTGGTGCTCTTGTAAACATCTTCACTACTTCCATATATAGTGAAGTTAATCTTATTATCGTCATATACAAGCATAGCACGTTTGTCTGTATCTTCTTTGAAATATAACTTTGTATCGTCTTCTTCGTCAGCTTCTACTGTTATGTCGTCCCAGTAGTCTTCAAAGAAAGATATAATTTCGTCAAATATGTCATCAGTAGCGACATTTAACATTTTAGTATGTATAGCCATTATTCTCCCTCCTGTACTGGGTCATATGGTGACGGTATGGTTTCGTAATCCACATCAGTATAAGTCGGACTACCTGCTGTTGGTTCTTCAGTAGCTTCGTTACCAAAGAATGTTACAGGAGTCATAAGTGGTTCAGAACCCAATCCGCCTCTATTAATAAGAACATCACCAAGATATTCATTTACAAGTCCTGATGTTTCTACGACATAATATACCGTAACGTTTGATTTTGTATCAAGAGCGTCGTATTCAGCTCGTGTCATTTTCACATTCTTTAAACCACCTGAAGGATCTCCTCCTGATAGTTTAACAAGTGCATCATATATAGCATGACGAATATCACGACCAAAACGTCCATGTAATATCGTCTGTAACTCATCAGTAATATCAGCCATTTATATCACTCCTTTATTCAGGGTCCGGTTCGTCATTCTCGACCCTTATAAGTATTCCGTGTTTGAATGTCAGTGTTTTTCCATCCACATGGACTGTAGTGGTGAGAGTTTGATTTTGAGCATGATCATCTCCACTATCAGAAACATATAATGTGTCAACATCAATATGCAACCAACCTGCACTATTTATTATCAAAGCATCATTAGAACGAATATAACCACCAAAGAATCCCTCTCCCTCCATTGCAGGACCGAAACGACAAGATTCTTGTAGTTGATTATTGGTATTAAGATTATATCCAACAAGTTCTCCGTCTTCAATAATAATCTGTCTATCCCACATATCTTGTAAATTTTGATGAGCCGATCGCATAGTCACACGATCTTTATCAGCACTAAATACAGGATTACCAAGAGCATCTTGTACTAATATGCTACCGTCTGGTATTTCACTACCAATGCCATATGAACCTAAAGTTAGTGTCTTACCTTTAATCATATCAGCGAACATTGTGCCAGTTACAATATATGAAGCATTTATAGCAACGCCTATATTTCCACCTGCATCATATTCAATAGTGGCAGCACCAATGACATTCTGTCCACCATCATTAGTATAACCCCATCCATTACTATTATAAACCCAGTATTTACCGGTCTGTGTATAATCTTCAGTTGGAGAAATATAAATCTGAGCACCACTGACAAGAACCTTACCGTCTCTATCAACAATAGACACATAACCGCTTTTACCCATATTGAGTGATTCAGCAGCATTCTTTTGTGCAGCAGCTAATACGGATGATGTAGTTGGGACTTCTGTAATCTTAGCAAATATCTCACTATCAATAGCATTATTTACTGCTGTAAGGTTATCGTTAGAAGTATCACCGAGAGTATATACATTTGAGGTTGGATCATTTAGTGTGAATTTAACCTTATTAACTGGGAACTGTTTGTTAAGACCATGCTTGGGTGACACAGCTCCAATCATTTGAAATATATCGATTGCTTCACAGTCAACACCTAAAGTAGCTAAGTCAAAAGCACTTATCTCTATTTGTAGATTATCGAACTGATACTGTTCCAAATATTCAGTGGCCTTTGTTACTAAGTATTTTGAAGCTCTGTACTCTCTTTTCTCACTAAGAGTAGGATATATCTCATCACCTGCGGTTTGTGTATCCGCTACTTTCGCAGGAATAGAGAATTCGATACTTTTCTCAACGTATCCCCATTCAGTTAAAGGGTCAACAGTGACTGTCGTTGGATTACCATCGGCATCATATGTGGTAACATCTCTTGGAGATGCTTTAACATATAAAGAAGAGTTATTAGCTTTTTCTGCTGTAATATAATCTTCAAAACTATCTGGTATTTCTTTGTCACGATAAAGAACAAATGGGTAGTCGTAATCATTACCACAAATATATAAATACCAATCTTCACCAGTATTTGGTATCTCTATTTTTGTTTCCTTTAAATCTTCGGCGCCAGTTCCAGTGGATAGATCTTTAGATGAATATATAATAGGAATCCCGTTTATTAATCTACATATTGCATAGAAAACATAAGTAACTTCATTACCATGTTCATCATACTTTTGTCCTTTTTGCATTCTAGATGTTAAATAATACACATCTCCAGGATTAACGAAGAAGGATTTAGCTTTATAACCAGAAAGATATGGGGAAATAATTGGGTCACCAGTTACTGGATCATAACCTGTTACACAATTTATAACAGTATCTTCTACTTTCTCCATCATTTCTCCATCAAGCTCATAGTCAACTTTTATCCATGCTCTTGTATGATGTAACGATATATCATTCTGAGTTGGATATACAACATCAAACTCATCATCACTTACTTCATTACCAAGGTTTCTGTTATGACCTTCACTTGTATCATCCTCTATCTTACCAAGAGGAAGCAAAGCAGTAACAAGGTTGCTCATATCATAACTTCTTGTGAAGTCAAGTAAGTTCTGACCAAATATAATCTTCTGGTCGCAATAGTCAGTAAATTCACCGATAAAATCAATCTTTCTGACATTCTTACCAAGAACTTGGTCATAATCCCAACGAACACGAATATCACACTCGAATTCTTCAGCTAATTTATTAATAGCATCGAGAGAAGATTCATACTGTGTATAAAAATATTCAGCATCGTTTAAAACATTTGGTGCACTACCAAGTGTAAACTGTCTACTCTCATCGACTTTGCTATTATGGTTAGCAATAAGATTCTCAAGCATTTGATCGCATGTCATGTGCTTGTATTCACGCTGAGGCTGATGAGTGTCGTTGAAATATGATAGAGAACCCTCACAATATACATTACGATTATTGTAAATATCACTGTTCTCATTGAAGACTCTACCATCCCAATAAGGGAGTGTTTCGTCATTTCTATAAATATAAATTTTCGTTTTGAATCTCTCTATGTTTGTATAAAAAGAATGCGTGGCAGGCAGAGTAAACTCAAATGAACCTGCACACGACACCTCTTTCTCAAGCACTGGCTGAATAAGCTGTAACTCCTCTAAGTCAAGAGAGGAGTCATAGATAAGATTATTGCCAGCATAAACACGATAATTCATCCTAACTCTCCTCTCCTAAAACCTAGAGTAAATGTACCATTACCAGTGACTGTTAATGTTGTTCTTGAGTCTCGTCTAACATTAGATAGCATAAATGATCTATTAGTAGTACCATCAGGAAATGTGTATGTCTTTCCATCTGAAAATGTCTGTCCTAAATCATCAGTCTGAAGCAGAACAGTCATACCTTGCTGATCAGATGAAGCTACTGTAACAATAGGATATACAGGCATACGACCTATCATGTCTTTAGATTCAAGTCCATAATATTTCTCTTCATCCCATGTCCATGTTGGGTCTTTATACTGAACATTAATATCTGATAATACGATAATTGCACTTGTATCAATAGTCCAAGTATAGTCATCAACATCGTAAATATGTTCATACTCGAAATCCATGTTATCCCACAGCCATGGTTCCTGTGTTGTCCATAAACAGTATTTGTATGGTTCAAGATCATAGTCTATTACTATTTCACTAGCATGTTCGTTAGACTTAAACTCATTTACTTTTAATCTACCTACATAGTAGTAATATGCATCATCTTCAAGTATGACACGTAACTTTCTACCATGTAAATAGTTTGACACACGCTGATACAGAACGTCCCAGGGGTAGTAGCCTGGGGTTGTTCTGAACGTCCAACTTCCTGTTCTATTAGAATATAATGGATAGTTGGTTAATGACTCTGTAAAGTCAAGAGATGAATTAGCACCTGGAACATCAATATAATTAGACTTGTAATCTGGGTTATTAACAGACGGTCTCTCAGTTGGAACTAAGAACCAATCATCCCATGTATTACGCTCATTATACTTTGTCCAAGCTTTCTTGTATCTATCATAAGGATGAGAGTAATTATCTTCCATATAGAAATTACTATGACTAACATAACGTCTTCTGTCATTTGTCGAATCATCCTGATCATAGTCATATACAATACTATCATCAACAAATGTTATTGAATGTACATTTCTTGACTTATGTACTTGTGTTTTAGTAATGACATCCATGAATTAATTACCCCTTCCTTTTGCAATTTGTCTTCTTCCTAATGCGCTGTCCATCGGTCCAACTATAGAACCAACAAGAGCACCGGAATCCATTACTACCTGTAAGTTATCGAGTTTAGTAGACATCTCATTGAAGTCTCCTCTTAACTCATTTATAGCCTGAACAACGTCAGGACTTCCCATTTTGATGTCTGCGGATGAAACTTCAGCATTAACTCTATTAAGAGATGCATTAGCTCCTGCAAGTCTGTATGATGTACTACCAAATAAACCATTAGCAGTCTGAATACCACTTTCAAGTTCAGCAGTATCAAGAACCGGTCTGATTGTTGGGTCAAATTCAAGATTACCGTTAAGTAAATCGAGAATTCTTTCTATTGGTCCCTTAAGAATCTGTACTGTTTCATCGCCAAGTTCTTCACCTGCGTTAACAGCTTGCTTCTGATAGTCTTCTATACCTTTAACGAAACCAAGAACAGTATACATACCACTCTTAGCAGTCTCTTTTGAAGGTGAATCAATATCAAGCTGGTCGTCAATAGCATTCTTAGCAGCAGCGGCAAGAACTTTACCAACAGCATATACTCTCATACGTCCAGCTCTTATCTCATTAGCAAATCCAGTTACTAAATAGTGAGCAGCGTCTTTATAAAGTGGAGCAGTTGATTCAGCACCCTCTGCACCTTCCTTAGACATCTCGGCACCCTCTTCTTTAGTTTGAGGATATCTGTCAATTGTCTCTTCAGAATATGCGTTCCAGTTAATATCAGCAACACTCTCATACTCTTCTGGCATTGTATATGCATCTGTTGCAGCCAATCCAGCTTCCGCATAAGCCTCTTCTATTTTACCGCTAGATAGCTCTTTTACAATATTATCGGTACTAATTATACCAGCTTCATCAGCCATCTCCCCTAAAGCTGTTGAATCCATGTTTACAACTTTAGATAAATCAAAATTCTCTCCTTTTTCCTTAGCAGCAGCTAAGAATTTATCAGCAATATTGAGAGATTTAGACCTCTTATCTGACTCTCTCTCTACTCCGTCAGCATAAGAATCAGCATTAGAGACGCCAAGATCATCTAAGGTCTTATTAATCTCCTTAGTACGTCGTTCCATTTGTTCTGTATTTTCATCTATCACATCTTCTATTTCATCAGCTAAGAAATCTAGATTTAATGTTCTAAGAGTTTCTTCCATGACTTGTAATACAAGATTAAATATACTTTCTAATAGATTAAATACAGCTTTAGTAAATGCGCCTGAAGTATCATTAACAGCAGCAGCGAGACTGTTAATTAATATAATACCAGCACCTATTAACATGTTGGCAAGATCAGGAATAATATCTCTAGCTAATCCAAAGAACTCAAATATAAGTTTCTTAACTTCTGGCCATATGGTGTTTAGAGTAGTAGCAAATGCCCTAAATACACTTCTAACAACTCGTACTAATGCAAGAGCAATCGAAGGAGCGCTTTTAGCAATAGCCGCACAAGTTGCAGTAATAACAGCAGCGATTCCATTTGTAATAACAGTTACGTTAGCTGTAATTTTTTCTGCAAAAGAAACTATACCATCTGCTAATTGAGGTAGAGCTTTAGCTAAAATCTTTATAGATACAGCACAAACAAATACAGCCGCTGAGAATATGAGTGCTGATGAAGAAAATGCTGTTAAAGCAGCAGATATAGACATTAGAGCTATGTGTAAATCTAATACTTTTATTATCAATGCCACACCGATTAATGCTATTAAAGTTGTCGTTAGAGCTTTAAGTCCTTTTATAGCAGGAACGCCAAGAGCTCCAAATACTCCCAATCCAACAGCCATTAACGCAATACCAGCACCAAGTCCAACTAAAGTACTTTGTGCATTAGTTGCAGACGCCAACGCAGCAGCTAAAGCAAATGCCAATATAAGACCTGCGATAGATGCTATGGCAGCCATTGTAGCTTCAAAGTTAAGTGATGACAAGCCAACAATAGCAGTAATAAGAGGTATTAATGCATTAAGCGCAACACAAATAATAGAAATACCAATAGCAGATTTAAGTAAACCAGCACTATAGAACCCACTTAATTGTTTCATAGCAACAGTTATTGCCAATAGTGAGAATCCTAAAATAGCAACACCCTTTAATGATTTCTCAAGTCCTAATCCTATGAACTTTTCAACTGCTTTTCCTATAATAGTAATAGCTGCGGCAAAAGCAAGTATTGATAATATCGTTCCCATTTCAGGTGCTGGAATAATAGCAAATAAAGCAAGAGCAACACTAAGAGCACCAATTATACCAAGTATCTCTACAACTCCGCCTAAATAATTAGCCCAACCAATATTCTTAAACTCTAATATAGCATCAACTACAGTCTTTAATGCATATGTTAAAGCGAATATAGTGGCTGCTGTCGCATAAGCATTGAGTTTTATATCAATAAGACTTATCTTTATTCCCTTTAACTTATTGGCTATTTCTGTCTTACCAAGATCTTTGTCATGGAATGTAGACATAGCTTTCATAAGTGCTGAAAGTGCAAGTATAACTATACTAATAGCAAATGAAGCAGAATATAATTTACTACTATCTACTTGTGATAATGCTATAAGACTCAAAGAAAGAATAGCAATAGCACCAGCAATATAAATAAGACTTTGTGCTTTAATCTTCTTCTGATATGCAGTTAACACACCAGAAACATTATCAACAACTTTTGTAATACTTAACTTAAAGCTACTAATAGTCTTATTGAGTTTATCGAAAGATTTCTTAGTAATATAAACAGAATATACAAGAGCACCGAGTTTAACCATATTAAGTAATTTCTCGAAACTAAATCCTTTAAATGCATTAGTTATACTACTGAGAACACCGCTTATCCACTCCGATGCTTTCTTTTTTGTATCTGTATCACTAAATGTTGTCTTAGCAGTTTTTACTACATTCTCGAATACTGTCTTTTTATTACCGCCAAAGAAATCCTTTGTGTTGCCAAATATAACAGAGATTAGTTTCTTTATCTTTTCATATAAATTATCAAGAATCGCTATTACTTTATCAACACCCTTTATGTCAAACTTACCAAAGCCTTCTTTAGCAAGCTTGTCTAAATACTTAACAACTAAGTCAAGACCAACATCTAGAAGTTTAGTAACTCTATCTTTAAGTGTCTTAAAGAAGTCAAGTAATTTCTGTAATCTTGGGTTATTGGAACTCTTAATATAGTCAGTAAAGGTTTTAGCCACTTGCTTAATCGACTCTTTAAAGTTATTAAATATAACATTTATAGAAGACCATATAGAAGCAAACTCAGCATAGCGTCTTTTATTGCCTACAAAATTGTCAATAGCGTTTCCTATCTTGATTAAGAAATCACCAATTCTGTAGAGATTCTTGTAGACGAACTGTATAAGCGGGCTTACTATCTCATACAGAGTGTTGAGTAATTTAGTTAAAAACTTAACAACTGTTCTGAGCGTAGTCATTTGTTTAGTTGACTCTTTAAGTCTCGCAGAAAATGACATGAATCTCTTAGCTATCTCTTTAATATCCCAAGTTATAGGAGAAAGGTCGAATTCTTCAACAAATGGTTCAACTACATTCTTTATTACATTTAATCCAGCAGCACCAAGATCTCTTATACCAGTTCCAACCATCTTTAGTGTGTGAACAATATGATCGAAAGCTTTAGCCCATTTATTCCATCCTATCTGGTCGTCAGATTTCTCTTCTGTTTCACTAATCTCAGCTAAATCTTCCTTAGCATTCTCAAGAGCAGTGTCTAAATTCCAACCAGATGTAATAAGCTTTTCAACATACTCCTGAACTTTCTGTGCATTTAGTCCAGCAGCCTCAAGATTCTTAACTCTTTCTTCACCATTACCGTACTTGTTTTCACCGTACCAGATAGAACGAGCAGCTTCCATTTCAGCAGCAGAGTATTTCTCTACTGATTTTGAAAGTTTGTCAGTAGAATCAGCTTGGTCTTCTATGAACTTAGCATACTTAGGACCGAGAACTGTCTTTACTACTTTATCTGAAAGAGTTGTGAGGTTATTAGTAATGGTCTTGATGTCTTTGATTAGTCTATCTCTTCCACCGTTGTCTTTCCACATCTGAAGTAAACCGTTTTGTACTTTAAATGATATGTCGACAATGTGGTCGAGTAATCCAGAGATTGTGCTGAAGAGTTCTTTAGCTTCCTCAAAGTTACCAATTACTATTTCAAACGACTGTGCCCATCCACTTCCAAGAGCTTCCTTGAAAGTATCCATTAACTGACTAAATGTCTTAACTTCCTGAGCAGCAGCGTATGCTTTCTTACCTATATTAGTTGATTCATCAGCGTAACGTCCAAGTGTTTTAACAAGAACGTCGGTTGTCATCCATTGTGCTGATAGAGAATCGTTGAACATTGTTGTTTCAGTGAAGAGTTCAGATACTTTACCATTTAAATCTTTAGTAACAGATCTGTACTTATCTCCTTCTTTAACAACAGTTCCTAGTTCAACAGCAGTGTTAATGAGTTCTTTCTTAAACTCAACAGTAGCCATGTTAGCATTCTCGATTGATTTCCAGTCGATAAGCTTAACATAACCTGCCGATAAAGCCTGAGCAAAGTTATACATAGCTCTTGATGCTTCATTAGCATTAGCACCAGATACAGCGGCTTCATTAGATACACCCTTAATAGCTAGTACAGCGTCTTCAAGTTTAACACCAGCGTTAGTGAACTTACCAATAGAAGATGTCATGTCTTTAAATGAGTAGATTGTTCTATCAGCGTATGTATTAAGTTCAGCAAGATAGTCATTAACTACGTCAAGAGTTTCTCCAGTGGAAGCCATGATGGTCTGAACACTTCCCATTTTGAGTTCGTATTCATTAAATCCATCTTTCTTTGGAGCTACAAAAATATCATTGATGAGTTTCTTACCTTTCTGATAAACATCAGTGATAAGATTGCTTATTACATTAATTTTTGCTATTGATTGTATTGATAAATGATTTAAGAAACTATCAACATTACTCTGAGCGCCACTCAGATCAACCTTTCTAGCAGCTCTTGAAATCTGGTCGAAGCTATCAGACACTCCTTCAAACCTAAGAGCTTGATTTAGTTTGTCTATACTCTTAATAGAAGTAGATACGCCGTTTTCAAATTGGGCGTTATCAAACTTCATCGAGACAATACGTTCATCCGTGTTTGGCATTTATTTAGTCACCTCTTCCCAAGCATCATTAGCTAATTTCTCAAATATAGGTGTTAGTGCGGGATTAATATAATCAATGCCCTGCACAAATCCACCATTCTTGGTGGCGTGACCATATTGTATGAGGATAGCAACGGGCAGAACTCCTTTAGCAAGATTACTATTAGTCCATGTGATTGTGAATACACCTTTAGAAGCATGTATCTCGTAATCCCATGAAGCGGCAGTTTTACCGGTATCGATTGGTGTAGCAGCAGCGAGAGCCTCAACACCTTTCTCTCCATACTTATAGAGTTGTTTCATAAATTTCTGTTCTTTACGATCCATCAACCAATCAGTTGTCTTCTTCCAATTACCCTTGGAACTAACACTTATAGTATGTCCCATTACTATCCTCCTTTCTATTTATACTTTCTTTACGTAACGTGAGTCAACATAACCTGTATTATTACCAATCTGTATAAGTAACCAAGTAGTGTTGCCTATAGCTGTGTAGTAACCCCAACACTGAACGTTATCACCATTATTAAGAACCTTGAATACGTTGTTGTCAGTCATAAGACCTGGAATATAACGAACATTAAGAGCTGTTGCTGTTACAATGTATTTACCAGTCTTATTGTTGTCGAAAGATTTAGCAGGTGAAGTAGACTTAGTTGTCTTAAGAGCCTTGTTTACAGCATCCTGAACATTTCTGTAAATATAACCAGCAGCTTCAAGTCTCTTCTCTCTGTCTTCTCCGTTACCATACTTACCAGCTATGACGTCAGCAATTATCTGATCAGTAACTGGCTTAACTGGTTTCTGTGCAGCAACAAGTTCATTAACTCTCTTCTGTACAGCGTCGTAGTATTTACCGAGCTTCTGCTTTCTCTCATCACCATTACCGTATTTGCCAGCCATTACTTCCTTAGCAAGAGCCTCAATCTCAGCCTGTGTGATCTCTTCTTTTACTTCTGATTTTGAATAGAATTTAGTGTAATCACCATCGTTAACATCAACATTACCCTTTATCCCATCAATCTTACCAGTTGAGCTATACTGGAAGAGGTCTGTAGCCTTGATTATGGATTTAGTTGGGTTGCTTCTATAATCAGCATACCAAGTAATAGCTCCCTCAGGAATACCCTTACCTTTATTGTAGTAGTTGTTATAGAAATTGTTGTTGAAGTATACACCGTAACGATATCCCTTTGACTTAAGTGTGTCACAGAATGCTTTAGTTATAGCTATACACTCATTAGCTCCAATAGTAACACCATTCTGTTTAGCGTATCTAATACTAACGTCTTCAAAGTCAAAGAAGATAACAGCATTATTTTTGTCGAGACCAGCTTCATCGAACTTCTTCATAGCGAATTCAGCTTCGATTCTAGCATCCTCAGGTGTCAGAGAGTATGAGAAATGGTAAGTACCAACTATTGGTATACCTGCTTTCTTTGCTCCATTAACATGACTACTAAACATCTTGTCTGTGGTGCTGTAGCCGTATCCATCTCTCAGGATTACATAGTCAACAGAGTTTTTAACGACATCCCAGTTAACTGAATCCTGGTACTCACTGATGTCAATTCCTAGCATAATATTTCCTCCTATCCTTTACTGCCGAGTCTTGCTCTTCTTGCAGCGTTTATAGCAGCATTAGACTGAGCAGTTTTCTTCTTGCCCATCTTCTTAGGCGGTTGGTTCTTGATAGATGTCACTTCAATCAGAGTCATAAGTCTATTGAAATGCCACTTTTCACATGGATCAAATGGTATTTGTAGAGCGACCATCCAGTAGTATACTAACTCTGATGTGACGACCTCTCTACTATGTTTACCATTTGTTTGTTTTATTGTAGTTGCTGTCATTGGATCATTTATGTATAGAAAAACCTCGTTAAGAATATCTTTTGTAAGATTCTGATATACTATCGGATTAACATTCTGAGTAAGGGTCATACAACGAACAAAGTCAACAGTCTGTTCATATGTCTTCTCCTCTTTACTCAAGAAAGGAATCTTCCATTTTGCTTCCCATTTTGAAATTGACAGCAATGAATATTCAAGTCTTAGTGTTGTGTTATTCAGTGTTATAAATTCTTGTTTCTCTTGATCGAAATATGTATTCGGTATAGTAATTTCTAACACTTTTCATCACCCTTTACTTAAGGGCTGGATGATTCTGATTTGCTGCTTCTCTCATTTTAGTTGGAAGAATACCGTTGATAAACTTAGCAGCGGCTGTCTCATCACTAATGAGTTCCATGAAGAGAGCATCGTAAGCACCTGAAGCTTTGAAGTCATCAGCATACTTACCTCTTATAGAATCTTCCTTCTTGAAATACTTTCCGTCAATAGATCTCTCACCATATGACATGAGAATAATCTCTTCAAAAGTATCAAGTATCTTCTGTCTGTCGTCTGCTTCTACTATTCTCTGTAGCATAACATCAAGTCCTACAGATGTGCCGAGATGCATACGAGCAATTTCTGATTCTGTGAGATTGAAATAGAAAGTTTCCTTCTTCTCCTCACCATTAAAGTCTGTGTAAGTAATTTCCTTTGGTAACATGTTCATTTTCCTCCTTAAAATTATAAACTAAAAGAGAAACAAGTTAGACTGTTAGTGCGACGATGTAGTGTGATTCTTAGTGTGTTTAAGTTGGGAGGTTGGGTGCTTTTATTATGATTGTGTATAGTGGTGAGATGGGTTGTGTGAATAGTATATAGTTAATTGTTTCTCTTTTAGTAACGTAAAATTATTAGTTTAACGTCATTTCGGACGAGGTGTTGAGATTACTCCCAATCACCGTTAACTCTTTCCTTTGGCTCTGTTCTGTGCCATCCGTGATAAGTCAAATCTACCTCAGATGGTTTTAATGTAGTCTCCACATCAAACGTCTGACTTCCTTCCACGGTTGGAATAGTGATACCACTTATACTGTCGGCATATGTGCCTATCTTTCTCAGCGGTTCGTTTACTATGGCTGTTGTGGGTGTGGCTAAGACGTACCAGACGCAGACGGGAGTGCCGTTTGCGTATTGCTGTTGTAAGTAGGTTTTGAAGTCATCGGCTGTTAAATAGCTGTCATCTTTGACGTATACCTCATGTGTTGAACCACTTGATGATGAATATAAACACATTTCTCCGTCATTCAAACTTCTGCCGTTTGTTGCATTAGTAACACTTTTGTAATGCGTACATATTGTAGTAATCGCAAATAATCTGTTGTTATAGTCACTAATTGCATTAGCACTATAAAAATATCCACTGCTTGAAAGCACCCAGTTCTCATTACCTGTAAACTCGTACTTCTTCAGATTCCTCGTTGACTGCACTTCACCCAGATATTTATTGATAGTTTGGCTATTTAATAAAATCGGGATTTTATAGCCGTAGGGTTCATAAGGAAGGGCGGTTGAGCCGAGGTTAAGCATTATATGATTTAGTGCGTCGTGAGTAATAGAAAATCTGATTTCGTCGCAATTTTGCGGAGTAACGAAAGTTTCCGGCAAAGCTGAAATTATTGGCTCTGATATTTCTTCTACCCACGACCCATTATTATATGCGTGTATTCTTACTCTTGTACCGATAAGACCGATATTAATTGATAATGTGTATGTTGTCTCGGCACTTGCAGAAACTTTGTAAATATCTATTCCATTATATGGCGTTTCTACTCCGCTTGCGTTAATGTAATAATCGGTTTTGTATGGTATGGGATTACAAACATTCCCCGTCCTCTCCCCACACTCACTCGGATAGATAATATTGCTCGGAGATGGTGTGCCGTTCTGTGCCATGTTGCCGATAATATCCACACTTGCGTTTGTTCCGTCTGCAATTACCTCGGCGGGGAATGAGGTGAGTGTGTCTGTTGCTGTACCATATTTCAGGGGAGATTTTTCAACCCACGCCCCATTTACTCTTTTCTTCACAAGACCACCTCTCAGTCAAGCCACCAGTCACCGTCTGACGGATTGGAAGGTGTGGTTGAGCCGAAATAGAGTTTTACGCCGTTGACTTCGATGAAAGTACCGCCGTCATGAACATACTCAGTAGTAATATCATCACCGTTCTTATCTGCAACTGCCTGAGCAGCAATACCAGCCGCAAGAGCCTTATAACCAGCTTCGGTATCTAGATTGGTTTCATCTACAACAAAATACATTATCTGTGTAGCGTTAACATAAACAGTATCACCATTCTGTACATCGTCAGTGGTGAGGGCGAAACGAGCTGTGTCATTCTCAACAGTAACACATTCAGCGAATGCAACCTTTGGAATAACGTTAAGTGGAATAAGACCGTCCTGGTCAAGTGTTACAACGGCACTACTTAATTGCCAGAGTAACTTCTCAACTCTAGACTGTGGTCTTGGAAAATCCACTTCATTACCATTTACTATAGCATCGAGTATATCTTCTACTCGTGATAAGATGTCAGACATATATTTAAACCTCCTTTAAAAAATAAAAGAGGTCTAACAAAACTGTCAGACCTCTTACCATTTTTGAATTAGCCTACTACGCCGCCAAACAGTGTGAATATGTCTGTTGGTGTTGGGAGATATGGTGCTGTAGAATTAGTACCATACAGATATCCCTCAAGTGTTGTAAGAGCTGTCTTACCAGCACTATTAAGACGAGTTGTGTCGATTGTGATCTCAGCACCCTTCTTAAGTCCACCAGGCATGTCGATAGCAGTTGTGTTGCACTCCCATGAGAATGTGATAGCCTCAGGAGAGTCGTTTATTGTCTCATAGCTTCTGTCAGAAGGAGAAGCTGTAGCAGAATATATAATATGAATCTTCTCACCGTAGTCGTTACCCTCAGTGTCGTTACCAACAGTTGAAGTGTAAACGAAGCCAAACATTCTTCTCTTCTGCTGTCCAACTGTTATGCCAGGTACACCACTAACGAGATTAGCAGAACCATCGCACTGCATCCACTCATCAGGATATGTGTAAGCCTCGATTGTGAAGTTGAACTCCTCAGCACTTCTCATTGAAAGATACTTAATGTCGTCAGCATACAGAGCTGTTTCCTCTGCACCATCAGGTGACTCAGTTACAGCGGTCAGGCCATTCCATGCAACACCCTGCTGATAATCTGACTTCCACTCGTCCCAATCAGATGCATCCCATGTGCCTGCTGTAACAGCAGCCTTAGCAACGTAATTCTTACCGCTATACTTTACCATGTCACCAGCAGAATAAGCTGAAGAGCTAGAGAAAGCAGGAACGGTGCCAAGAGAAGCATACAGGACACCCTTTTTCGTACCGGTCTCAAATACCTTATCGCCGGACTGATCCCAAGTAATTTTGCTCATAGTATTATCCTCCTTAAAAAGATTTTATAAAAATGTTAGATGATATGTAAAGGATAAAAGGGGCTCGATGATGTATTCTAGCAGAGAACTTACTGTCCATGTTTTTGTGAGCCCCTTTAGGGTTTACTACTCACCAATACAATTTGTATACGTAATGATTCAGATTGTCTGATGGGAAATACCTATCAAATCGTATTGATGGTAGCGACATAGCGATTTTGTCTATCAGTTCGCTGTCTGGATTTTTGCTGATAAATGTGAGATTATAACGTCTCGCAAATGTATAAGGCATATCAGCAGCATATTGTGTATCTCCCGTGTCTAAGTTGTACACTATGCACGGGTACTGTATTTTAACGCTCTCTGGGGGCTGAAAATATACATGGTCGTTTCCTAACAGCTCTTTAAGCTTAGTGTCTAAGTCACTTCTACTTGCCATTATTCCTCAGCCTCCTCTGGAGCGTTATAGACGCCTTTAACACTAATGATGAGTCTTGGTGGATTAAGTGGGTCAACTGATGTGACTTTCCACTTAACACCAAGATACTCAACATAGCGAATATACTGGAAATGTTTATAGCAATAATCATCGGCAACAATAGAAAATTGATTACTTATTGTGAAGTTATCATTGAGTTCCGATGAAGACTCAAGAGATCTTGTGTCCCTCGTAACATCTCCATAATAATTTCGTTCGGTAATTTGTTCAGTCCATATTCCGTTACCAGAATCTACAGTCTCCACAAACCCTATTGCGCCGTAGAAACGCATTAAATCACTTCCTATTTTGAATTATTAACCCTGTGTAGCAGGAACAGACTCAACAACGATAGCACTCTTGTCCTTTGTGAGGGCACCAGAGCAACGTGTCTCAATCAGGTACTTGTACTGGTTGAAGTCTATGTCGAAGTCATCGAACATAGAAACTGCTCCGCCCTTATCAGCACCGAATGAGTAGTCCTTAAGGTCAACAGCGATACCAAGAAGTGTTCTTGTCTCAGATCCGCCACCTTCAAGAGCGATAGTTCTTGTCTGGTTTTCCATTACAGGAACAGTTACAATTCTGTTAACACGGAGAGCAGTAGCAACCTCAGCAACAGACTTATACATTCTGTGACCGATACCATCCTTGCGGAGAAGCATATCTGTCAGTGTGTCTTCTGTTGTGAAGAATGTGAGGTTACCAGAACCACGATAGTCCTTACGAGCACGAACGATAGCTTCCTCAATAGCCTCAGCTCTCTCCTCGTATGTTACGTCGTTAGCGAGCTCAATCTTAGCAGGAACAACGAACAGATCCTCGTCATCCTTCCAGATTGGGATAATGCAATCTTCCTTGATCTTGTCATCGGATGCACCGCTTCTGCCATCACCAACGAGAGCAGCACGAGCGATTTCCTCATCAAGCTTACCACGCATCTCACCCTTGATCCATGCAACTACATCGAAATCTGTGATGTCGACGATGTCGTCACGATCGAGCTTCTGCTTCTTGTATATTGTGCAAGGACCTACTGCACGCTTAGCAAGAGTGAAGATTTCCTCAAGCTTCTTCTTGCCCTTTGTGTATCCCTTAGCACGAGCCTCATCTGCTGTGATGTCAGCGAATGAAGTCTTGATACGGCTGAATGGCTGGTGCTTAGTTCCATTCATGAATATACCAACCCAAGTCTGGTCTCTGTCGATGAATGAAGGTGGTGTGTTGAGCTCCTTACCGTCTCCCTCAGCGTATGGGAAGAGCTGACCGATATCCTGGATGCCGTAATCCTGTTCAGCATGCTCAAGGATTGCGTTCTTAAGAGATGTTATCTCGTTACGCTTACGGTTGTTAGGATCAACCATAGCAAGGATGTCCCTCTTGAGATTAACAAAATCAGCGTGAGAAAGTGTCTCACCATCAGCCTTCAGGATGTCTGTTTCAAATGCATTGTGTTTCATATAATTTTCCTCCTCATCATAATGTGTAAGTGTATCATCGTCCTCATCATCTGAGTGACTTGCTTCTGATTTTGAAGCTAATGCCTGTGAAATAAAGAAGTACATAGCTTTCTTCTGATCTTCATTCATGGAGTCAACTATGTCTTTAAGCGTCTTACCACTCTTCTCTTCTTCTGCATGTGTAATTTCCTCAGTGGTTTCGTCAGCATGCATTACTTCATCATTCATGTCGAAATCTCCTTCCTGATTATTAAATTTAATATAAGGTAGGATGATAGCTTCGTCATTGAAGACGTCCTTGCTACCATCATCATGCTGAATGTAAGTGTTCATTATTTTAGCACCTTCATTAGCACCTGATATAACAAGAGATACTTCCTTAATAGAACCATGCAGAACTTCATTACCATTCTGCTTGAGTCTATTGGCATAGATAGAAAGAGAATCAAGGTCTCCGTTTCTAACTATTTCTTTAGCATCCTGACCTTTCTGTGTGTTGTTAAATACGGCGTAACCATATACGCCCTCTGGCCTGTTCTCAAGATACATATGACCGAGAACATTTGACACATCATCGTGATCGTGCTGGTATACGAGAGGTACTTTAGTCTTGTTGTTGTTCTTAAAAGCATCTCTACGTATAATACGACCATCAGTACAGAGGATATCGTTTTTGGTTACCCATCCGTCGAAATCGTATTTCATTAGTTATCCTCCTTTTCTATTTCCTTAAGCGTTTTGTTAAGTATATCACTATCTAAGCTAGATATATAACCAAATCCGCTTTTGTAATAACTATGATTTATGTCATTTGTGAGACTAGTATTATAATAAGTACCGAAAACATCCTTAATTACGGCATTTACTTTTTCACTATGTTCATTGCCAGCCTTAAATACATCTTTGAACATATCCGAATACATCTTATCATATTTCATAGCTTTTGTATTGTCTTTACCCTCGTATTCATAAAACTTTTGATTTATTTTTTCGTGTTTCTCAAGAACTTTTTCGTTTTTCTTAGTAGCATCTGCCAACTCTTTTATTAGTCTAGGATCACTAACATTATTTTTCATAACATTAGCAATATCTTTTAGATATGTTTGATAATTCCTAGTCTTCCAATCCTCATTTAGATAGGTTTTATTTATTTTATTGGCTTGTTTTAAGGCCACTTTTTGCTTAGCACGCCTCTGTTTAGCGGTACGTTTACTACTTGGTTCTTTACCAAATATATGCTGATACCATTTCATACCTTTTCTTCCGCTGTGATAGAGGTCGTTAGAATTAAGAGAGAAAGAAGCTATATAGAAATCACTCATCATTAGTTATCCTCCTCTAAGTATTCTTCTCCCTCTACTTTTAACTCCCCATTTTGAGTGTTGGCAAGTTCTTCGTCAGTCTTGTTCAGATGAGGATTACGTAACTCATCGGCATTAGGCTGGTCAGAAGGTTTATAACCCATAACAGCTCTGAATTCATTCGGAGTCATTATCTGGTTAGTGAGAAGTTTATCAGCAAGGTCTGGGAGTTTAGATGTTGGAACGAAACGGAATGGATCATTGAACGTCTTTACAACTTTACCCTGTGTTCTAGCAGTCTTAGTGATAAACTTTCTTGTAAGTTCTTCTCTAATAGCAGCAAGAATAGGTTCGATTGTTCTTTCATAGTAGTTGTTCATGGTCTGCTCATCTGCTGTACCCTCAAGAATAGCCTGTGTGATACCAAGCTGAGAGAATAACAAATTGGTTAAGTACTCTATTTGGTTCATCAGATTGTTTTCAGCAGGTCTATTTAGCTGGGTGATGTGTTCAGTACCATCTGTATAAGCAATACCATACTTACTTCCTGCTAACTGTTCCTCAATATCTTTACGTCTTCTTTCTGCTTGAGCTCTTCTTGCGTCAGACTTTATAACGTATGGTAACTGAATAATAATATCAAGTTTACCACTACTCGTCTGTTCATCAACAACGTCAAGCATGTTGAGTTTACGTGTAAGACGTTTGAGCGTTGAGCTAGGTTCATTCATTACAGAATAAAAAGGGTTTTCAAGTATAGCAACCTGATCCTTCCTAAACTTAAGATTCTCTTTCCGTCCGGTTCTGTCGTTATACAGCTCAACCATAACGTAGTCTGGTTGCCACTGCACAATTCTTCCTATTCTCATTGTGAGAATATCGTAATCATGAACTTCTTTGTTGTAGATCTCGTCTTCAGTATCAATAGGACAAGCGGCTATACAACCTTCGTCTATCATGCTCATAACAAGATCGTGTTTAAACTGTCTAGCACTCTGGTCTTTATTAGCTTCAAGAGTTAGACAATTGTTAAGTCCACTATCTTTAATTGTTTCGACATAGTTACCGTTCTCATCAACCTTACATACTTCCATCTTTATCTGAGCACTATCAACAGCTATACGATTGTAGATAGCTGCAATAAGAGAGCGCTCATTCATAAAACTCATACGAACTCTATCAGGTCTATGAGTTGTGGTCATACCTAGTGTTGATGGGTTAACGTACTCTGTCGGATCTCTTTTCCTAAAGGCGTTGTACGCACCCTTAACTCTGTCTATTATTGACATAGAAAGTTCTCGCCTCCTATTTATACTGTTTTCTCTTTTTTTCTTCAGCAACAGTTTTTATTACGTTATATAAATTTTCATATTCGTCGTAGAACGATTGTGGACCAGTATCTATCATTTCTTTATGATCATAATAATGAGTAGGGTTGGTACCAAAGACCTGATTGGTCCATTTCGCTGTAACATCCATTCTTTTTGTAAAAGTATCGTAATATTCACTAGTCAGGTCTTCTGATTTTTTAATAAGTTTATCCAACTCTTTGCTGCGATTACGCCAAAATTCTTTTTTACCTTCGTCATTCATTCGGTAATATGAGGCTGGTAATTCTTTTTCTCCTTGCCCATAATCATTAGTCTCAATCCAATATTCATCAGCTTTTTTTTCTGCTTCTTTCCGTTGCTTAGCAAGTTCGTACTCTTTTTTCCTAAGTTTTCCTACTTTCATAACAAGATCCATGTTCCACGTGCCTTCGTCTATTATTTTATTTATGGCGTTCTGATATTCTTCTCTGTCTTTTTCATCCATTTCATGGTCTTTGTTATGTATGTTTTCAATACTTGCCTTAATATACTCTTTTCTAACACTCTGAGCTTCTTTAAGACTGGCTTTCTGTGTTCCATATTTCTTAATCATCTTGGCTAGCTTTTTGGGAGTGTATCGTCCGTTTGGTTCTTTACCAAAGATATGTTGATACCACTTCATACCTTTTCTACCATAATGTTGTAAGTAGTCTTCACCAGAAAGATCATAAGAAGCTATATAAAATTCATTCATCTATAACACCTCATTCAAAAGCCTCCTTATTAGCCTTGTAAGCGATATACGCATCCATCATAGCGGCTACGTTATCAATCTTAGCATCATAGGCTTTCTTCATTAATTTACGATTTCCGTTTGTATCGACTAAGACAATACAATTTCCCATACAGAATTTCATTATCTCTTGGTCAAATATCAGACGTCTATCTTCAGCAAGTATCTTTAACTCACCAAGAGGAACAGATTCAGTCTTACTACCCTGTGGAACTTTCTCAATTCCAAAAGGACCGTTCTCGCCTTCCCATCTCTCAACGAATGTTCTGGCATTATACGGGTCGTAACCGAATGATCTTACATCATACTGTCTTTCATTAATGTGTTTGTCCACATCATCATAGACGGCCATCATGTCGAGAATTGTTCCGTTATGAACTATAAGACTTCCCTCACTGATAAACTCTTCGTACTTGCTTCTCATTGATAAATGTAGATTGCTGAGCGTTCTATCAGTAATGAAACTAAGTGCTTTCACTCCAAATTTGTCTCCACCTAAAGGGAAGAAGAAAGCAAACGCACAGAAGTCATTACCCTGAGATAAGTCAGCACCAACAGCACATGGCATTCTCCAGAAATCTACTTTCGATTTTGAAGGTAAAGTTTCTTCATAAGTGAAGAAGTATGTGTAACCCTCCATCGGTAAGCCAAATCTCTTAGCGAGTATATCATTACGTGCCTCTGGTGACTGCTCAGCTCTCTCTTTGTCTCTTTCATAAGTTTCAAAAGAGACTGTCTTTCCAATATTAGGTTGTGCTTTAACCCACATACGTGGATCTGCCACTTCCTTAACATCATCAAGTTTATACCACCAGACAGAAGTATGAGGATTGTAGTATTCACCCTTAAGAATCTTCATAAGTTCCATCTTGATAGTATCACCAGTACCGTTTCTTACAGTACCCTCAGAACTAATAGCCACGATTAAGTAGTTATCAAGTTTAGAGGCACCTTGCTCAACGGCTCCGACAACATCTTCCTTAACATCTCCAGAAAGCCACTCATCTATGTCAGTGAATAGTGGTCTTGCTCCCTGTAACTTGTCAATAGACATCGGTCTGATTTCAAGAAGAGAGTTTGTTAAGAACGCCTCAACACCTTTCTTAGTAGATGCAAGCTTCTGACGATTCAATCTGTTGCCGGTTGTGTTTTGTAGAGATCCCTCTGTTAAGAACTGGAATAAAGGACCTCTTGATCTTGCTATTGCTGTACGAATAGGAGACAGAACTTCTTCAGCTTGTCTCATCGTAGGAGCTGTAGCTATTTGAGTAGTAGTAGATGTATTGACTGTTAAGAAATATGCTTGTAAACATGAAGCATACATAGATTTAGCAGCACCTCTGGCTACTATCAGGTATTGTTTATTACGGAGACGGAATTTAACACGCTTGTTAACGTATCTGATTCCACGTCCGTCTTCAGTGGGAACTGGCACACTTCTAGTCTCGAAGTAATACCAGCCAAATATGTCTTCTGCCCATAACTTAAATGTATCGAGCAGATGTAAGTCAGAGCCATCTGTAAGAGTTAACTCTGATTCACAGAACCTAATAAATCCCTCAACAGCATCCTCGTCATAATATACACCAGGATTAGCAATCAAGTCGTCTATTAGGTTCATTTGCATAGAGATAGTCTCACTGACTGGTATTTCACCACGTAAGACCGCTGCTCTAAATTGACCGTAATACTTCGGTACTGCCGTGTTACTCAGTTTTGCCACTATTTCACCTTCTTATTTTGAAGTTAACCTATGACTCTAGGATTAAGAGCATTTGGAGCGTTTCTTCCGCCATTACTCATCTTATTAATAAGCTTATAATAGTTCGGATCATTCATCATAATATTAATTTCATCGTTAGGTGATAGATTACCAACAGCCTGTAGTAAGTTGTTATGGTTATAATCCATCTTACCGTAGGCAGTATTCAATGCTCCAGCGTTATTAATAGCTGCTGCTGTAAGGTTACCCATGTTTGATATACCAGTAGCCGTTGAATTGTTTATAAGCTGTGTGATAGCGTTGGTTGTTGTGTTACCAAGACCAGTGATAGCATTCTGATCTATTCCAGTTACAGCAGAATTGATAGCTGATGCTCCAAGATTACCAAAGGTCTGTGGTACTCCCATAGCGTCTAATCGTCTAGCCATCTGATCAAGATAGATACCCGCTACATAGCTTTTAGCATCCGAATATGAACGTATTGCAGTCTCAGCCGCCTGTTCTCCTTTACGTCCAATTTCTGTCGAGTTAACAATATTAATTACAGAGTCCATAGGTGCCTTCATATCGAAATTCTTAAAAGCTTCTGCTGTTGCTAATCCAGTCTTAATCATAGTATCTCCAGCAACCTTAGCTGTAATACCACCTGCTGTTCCGAGAGCTGCTCCAGATGCAATAACACCTGCTATTCTTAAAGCCTGATCTCTAGCCTTAGCTTCATTCGTGAGTATCTCCTGAATACCGAACTTACCGATTGATGTATTAACGCCATCTCTTGATTTCTCAGCGTCTTTAATCATATCGTCGAATTTCTTCTTTAATTCAGGGTCGTCTTTATACTGCTCCTGTAGCTTCTTATACTTGGCTATTTGTTTGTCGTAGTATTTACGATTCTTTTCTTGTTCTTTATTAATATACTTTTGAGAATGTAATTTACCTCTCTCATTAAGACTTCCGTCTATGTTAGTGTAGCGAGTTTTACCATGGACATTACTACCGACTTTAGAAAGAGAAGCGTCGTATTCTTTATACTTCTTAGTCTGAATATCTTTCTTCTTCTGTCTTGCGTATGTTCGTGCTTTGTTAGCAGCAATCTTTCCTTCCGTGAAAATATGCTGATACCACTTCATACCAACTCGTCCGTAATGATAGAGTTCATCTTCAAATAAATCACTATGAGAAAATAAGTCTTCCATTATAGAAGTTGACTTTGTTTTCTTCTTTTTATTCTTCTTTTCGTAATCTAAGAAACTATCTATCCAGTCACTTGCCTTCTTCTCAACGTCTTCAGTAACTAAGTCTGACAAACCATAAGTCTCCTTAGTAGTAGCGCCTCTACCACGTACTGTTCTATCATAGTCTTTAAGGGTTGATTCAACAATATCTTTAATGTCTGCTTCAGCTTTAGTCGTTTCTGCTGTCCAGTCATCCCATTCACTGAATATGTTCTTGTATTCTTTTTCTTTAGCAAGACTATTCTTGAAATCAGATATTAACTTTTCACTCTTAGCTTTAGCTTCGGCAGCAAGCTTCTGAGCCGTTTCAGCTTCAATCTTATCAACTTTATCTTTAATGAGACCTTTATTGGTAAGACGTTTATTAACTGCTGTAACTTCATCATTAGTGAAGAGGTGTAAATTCTCATAAATTTCTTTAGCATCACCTTTCTTCATTAGCGATTCAACATAATCAGCTCGTTTCTTATCCTTATCTTTCTTTTCTTTCTCTTTTCGACCAGTAAATATAGGTAAAGTATCTTCACCAGTAATGGTATTAGTCATCTTGGCTACTTTCTCGTAAGTATTAAACGCATCAACAGCAGTGCCTCCAAGACTAATTGCTGTTTTGACATAATTCTGTGCAGTATTTATCTTTGAGTTTATCTGTTCATCTCTTAATCTAGCAAGTTGTGTTTCTTTCTGTATTCTGTTTATAGCATCCTGCATCTCAGACTGTGTAAGCTGGTCTTTAATGGCAAATACGTCTTTAGCAGAACCAGTTCTAAGTATAGTTTCTTTACTTGTTTCTTTAGTCTTTCTCTCAGCTTCTTCGGCTTCTCCTGGTCTACTAGGTGTGTACTTCTGTCCAGTAGCCTCTTCGTACATCTCTTCAAGCTGTTTAACGTCGGCTGCCATCTTCTTGGTTTTAGCATTAAGTTTAGCAAGTTGTTTAGCTTTACCTCTTCTAGCAGCATCTTTAGCAAGAGAAACGTTAGCGGCGAGAGCTTTGCGCTTTTTATCAATATACTTTCTTCCAGCAGCGGGATCTTTAGCAAAAATATGCTGACCCCACTTCATACCAACTCGTCCGTAATGTTCCAGACTCGTATCATCAATAGTCAGACAGTCATAACTTGCTATCCATCTGTTCATTCGTCTCACCATCTTTCTTGAGTGGGTCCTCATTTTGAAGTTTGTACTCAGCATTTCGTAATGCGTTCTGTATAAACTTAGGTATCTTAACTCCCATCTTATCAAGATTCTCGCAAATAGAAACCAACTCCATTATCATAACATAGATGGTCAGACCAATGACAATGTAGTCGGGCAGATTAATTGCCCAACGGAATAACACACCAATAGCGAGAATACAGATTTCGGCAAACTTACGGTTGAGCCCTTCTCTCATCTTATATGATTTAAGATGACCAGTAGCCCAAGCGTGTGAAACACCAGTGAGAATGTCAAGACACATAAGAGCGAACGGGATTATTAAAACTCTATAATGTTCTGATTCTAACATGGCATCATAGATTTCTTTAAACTCCATTTCATTCTCCTCCTTTATAAAGTTAAGAGGAGTCCAAGCGAACTCAGACTCCCCATAACGTCATTAGTCTTTCATGTCTCTTAAACGATGAATCTCATCCATTATTCTCTGTCTCTCGAAGTCAGAGATGTTTGTGTTGAGTTCACGTTCAAGGTTTGCTATGATTCTATCGTTAACAGAGTGCATACTCTTATATCTACCGTCAGCTCCACGTCCTCTTCTCATAGAATTCATGTCACGTGACCAATCAGGTGTATGTGTGTAACCACGGCTGTAGTCATCACCATAGTCTTCCATAGCTTCAGTAGTAGTCATGTAGTAGATTGTCTTGTATGCTTTGTAAATACATTCAAGTTCACTACCACTAATATCTCCTCTGTCAACTACCTCCTCGACTTTTCTTTCAAGAAGGTCTCTTACTCTTTCATTAAGATCATGCATAAGTTATTCCTCCTTTAGCCGATTCTGGATACAACAAGGTTAGCGTTTCTCACATTGATAGGCTCGCTTGTTGATGATGTATTCTCAATAGAAATATCAGTACAACAACCCGAATATACATCTATCTGTGTCGTACATGTTACGTTACCGTAAGCGTCAACAACAGTAGGTGTATAAGCTCCAAGTGAAGCTGGATCTCCCTCTCCACTAATAGCTACAGATAAAGATATCTCTCCAACAGTACCACCAGTAGGAACTGCGATGTTACCATTGAATGTAACCTGATATCTTGCTCTGTTATTACACGGATTGTTTACTATTCCTCTGAGAGTTACAATACCTGAACCTTCTCTGTGAAGAATATAACCCTTATTACATCCTCTTCTAGCTGAAAGAAGAACAGACTGTCCATAAGGAACTTCCTGTACAGGAATACTAATAAACTCTGCCATCACAGAACCTCCTTAATAGTTACAACCACAAGAATATGAGTTGTTGTTGCAGCAGTTAGGGTTCTGAACCATATAAGCAGGAATAGCACGAGGAGCAACATACTGCTCTATTTCGTTAGCAAGATTCCTCTGACCAAGCTGTATTGCAGCAGTCTGAAGATCCTGTGAAGTCTGTCCTCTAGAGAACATAAGCTCTGAACGAAGCTGAGCAATAATGTCATCCTTAGCATCAATCTTATCCTGACACATCTGATCCTTAAGAGACTGTACGCCACTGTTAATAGTGTTGATAATGTCTCTTGTGTTGTTAGCAGCTTCGTATCTGTCAGCACAGTTTTCTGAAAGAATTGTAGAGTTAAGGTTTGCAGTCGCAAGACGATTATCACAACAGCACTGTGCTAACTGACTCTGAAGATTGTTCATTCCTCCAGTGATTGCTGTCTGCATAGCGAAGTTCTGCTGCATGTCTGCGATCTGTCTAGAATTGTTTGCAATTTCTGCTGAAGCAAATCCTGTATTAACTGCATTTGTAACTCCAGCAAATCCGTTGCAAAGATCTGAGGTAATCCCATTAATGCCACTCATAATAGCACTCTGGTCAAAACCTCTCTGTACGTCGTTATTGGTGTTCATAGCATACAGAGGCATACCTGCTCCTGCGCCATAGCCGAATCCGTTACCCCATCCGCCGTTCATAGCGAAGAGAAGTACCAGAAGCCACCAAGCTCCGTCTCCACCGAATCCGAAGCCGCCGTTACCATATCCACCTCCGTACATAGGTGTGACTGGCATTGTGAATGGTGTGTTTGTTGCTGCGTCTGAAAAGCCCATATGGTGAGCCCTCCTTAGTAAAATATTTACAAAATCTCTTGGTGAGATTAAGTAGTGTGACTTAGAATTTTGAAGTATTACTCAGAAAGTTCATCAACAAACTCAAGTCCTACAAGACTGAAGAGCTGAGTTGTCTTTCTTGTTCCATCAGAAGTTACTATCTTAACCTTCTGCTTATACTTATCGTGAATCTTAAAGAGACCGTTGAGATCTGGGTCTTCAATAATCTCTACAAGTCCACTACCATAGCTAGGCTCAAGACCTACAAGAACAGAAGTTGCGCTTGCGTCGATGTTGGAGAGCTGAAGACCAAGGAAATAGCCAGGTCCCCAATACTCAGCATGTGAACCTTCGTCAACATACTTAACTTCTCCTCTGATAATTCCATCATCGCCAACTGTGATGTCCTTGTTGATGTCACTTATAAGAAGTTCAAATACAGTTTTAGACGGATCAATACCAGCAAGTGTTACACCATCAGGCTTCTCCACCTCTGTCTGTGTAGTGGTGTAGTTCTTTACACTTTCAGCAATGTCTGATCCCTTATCTCCACCAAGAGCAGTGTTGATAATGTTAAGCTGTCCGTTAATTGTGCTTGAATGACCTTCAACACCAAGCTTCTCTGAGAGTTTCCAGAGTTCCTTTTTGATTTCTGACATAGTAATTACCTCCTTGGGTATGAATTATTAGCCTGTTGAATGGCTTGGTTTAATTTATCTTGTGGAATCGCTCCAGACTGTACTAACTGATTCATTACACCCTGAGGATTCTGCATAAACTGTTCCATAGAGACATTACACTGCGCAAGAGCTTGCTGTGCAGCGTTCATAGCAGACTGAAACTGTTGAGGACCACCCATTCTCTGCATAAGCATTTGTGTCATTATCTCATTCATCTGTTATTGCCTCTTTTCTGGTCTTTATTCTGATTCTGGTTGTTCTGTCCCATAGCTAGAATCATTTGTTTAAGTTCATCAATTTGTGTCTGTAGATTATTGTTCTGACTATTATCAGTAGGAATAGTATTCTGCTGAATAACTTCGTCAAAAGTGAATGTTCTTATCTGTTGTGGTACTCCTCTAAAGTCAACGGCTTTAATATAGAATCTCTTATTATTAAAGTCTATCAAGAAGGCAGTAACGCCAGGAGCCACGTAGAAAGAATATACTGCTGATTCTCCACTTATTAAATCTATTGTTAAGATTTCACTAGTGCGTTGGTTAGTAGGTTGTGTGTTAAACATTAATACTCCTTCTTCCAATAATATAGAGCTACTTCGTTACCAGAATCCCAAGTATCGTAGTAGTATCCATTAACTACAGCTACTACATGTGTATCAACCTTGACTAAATATTCTCCTTTAGGATAGTCAATAGCAAAATCGTTTACTGTGTAACATATAGGACATGTATTAGGTAATCTGTATCTCTTACATCCTTCTTTTACTAAATATGAACCCCATACTTTGTCGTTGATAGGCATACGTTTCATGTTGAATCCTTCAGCACATAGTTCTAAATATACCGCATCCCAACTTTTGTCAAGTAGCAGACATATAGCTCTTACTGTGCAATCAGAATCGTCATTGAATTCTGGGTTCATGTTTAATTTAACAAATCTACTCATAGTGAGGATCACACTCGTAAACTATGAGAGATTCATACTTCTCTAATTGTTCTTTGTAAGCATTAAACAGAGAAGCATTGTTAGTTGGAGGGTCAAATAATAGACGAACATTCATCCAAATCCAAGTCTTAACTATCTCCATCTTACCAGTATCTTCTCCTAAGTAATCATTCCAGGTTTCATTGTATCCAGTAATGGAGAAATTATCAGTTCCAACACCTAGTTGTCTTAATCTCCAGAAAGAACTGTTTATATGGACTATTATCTCAGGATCAAATGGTGTGTAGTCTGCTTCTAAGTTAAGCTGTTTCTTAATACACTTAAGAATAGAGTCGTCAGGAATTACTGCTGTGTTGTCTGCCATTAAATCACCTCCACTAAGCCCGTGTGAATATAACCCTCGTCTTCCTTATAGCCCCACTTACACTTGTAGTAGGTCTTATCATTCCAACTCCAATAAACACACGTGTCTTCAACGTCAAGTTCTGTTCCAGCATCAAGTGTAGCTATTACTTCATTCATAAGTTCTGTATCACAAGGATCTCTTACTATAGAAGCTTGATGACAGTTTACTATCTTCATTCTTTTCAAGGGTTAATCACCTCCATGGACAAGTATCGTTTGGTCTTCGTATGATTGGTTTCTGTGGTAACTGGTTCTCATCTCCGTAATGTATTGCGTTATGAGTAGAGTGTGATACACATACTACATTCTCCGGATCAAACACACAATAGTTACGATTGATGACATCTTCTTTAGTAATAGGATTGAGATGATGAACTATTATTCGTCCATGTATCTCGTAATCAGGCATTGCTAAGTCACAAGCTTGATCGCGCAATATGATCTCATTCCTAAACTGCTTCCATTCAGGTGAAGTATATAGAGCTTGATTAAGCCAACGTCCTCCGCCGAATGTAATGTCACCAACAAGTGAACCAGTTCTCAAATATTCGTAGCGTTCTTCAAAAGTAGATAATAGTATTAACTCAGAATAAGTCCTCATACTCTTCTCCTCCAGTGCCTGCTCCCGAATATTCTCTCATTGCAGCAATAGCCTTCTCCATAAGTTCCTCCGTCTTACGTGATGACTCAATTGCTTCTGTTTTAGCTGCTGCTAACTTTACTTCTTGTTCGAGTTTCTCCCTTTCTAGTCGTGCCTTCTGCGTTCCAAGTCTTAGGACGGCAGTTGTTTCCGCTGATGTTGCAGTTCCATCTATCAGCCTCTGTTCGACTAGGTCGTATGCTAAAGAAATAATTTGATTCTCTCTAGCTTCTGGTGTAATAGCTGGAGGGAGTCTTCTCTTTTTAGATGGGTTAGCATCGCCTTTCGTCGACTTTGCCAATAGATCCACCTCCTTTAAATATAGTTTTATTACGGTTTCCATGTGTTTCCACTTAGTTTTGGGAAGTCAGTCCGAGTAGGTGAGGGTTTAGAAAGGAGTGTGAATGTATGGCACGCATCTTTTAGGAGGTCTACGATGAACATGGAAACCGTAATAGCAGACTTCCCAAAACTAAGTGGAAACGAAAATATAAAAATATCCTCCGGAGAAAATTTTAAGAGCCACCCGAAAAGGGAGGGGGTGTAGTTTGTTTTGACCCCCCCACCGTCTTCAGGTTCAGTTCTTAACCACCTTCTTGTAGTTTCCTGTTAAATTAAAAGAAACTATTTCGTCGATAGCTCTTTCATATTCTCTATCATTGAACTCATCAGGAAGAGCATCACTACACATCGCAATCCTAGCAATGTATGACAATGTGTTGTAACCATGTGAACTATCGAATGCATACCAATCTTCAAACTGATCGTCGTCTAAAGGATCGAATGGATTATCGGTTGTTGTTAACATTACTTCAGCCATTTAGTTTAACTCTCCTTTCTTTAAATGATAGACTGGATAGTACTAATACTTAATCCTGTAGCTTCTGCTATCTGTGCTGTAGTAGCTCCAGACTTAGCAAGATTCTCTACTCTTGTCTTAGTACTATCAGAGACTTCTCTCTTAGTCTTAGGGGTAGCAAGTTGTTTTAAACGGTCCTCGTTACAGTTATTCATGATCTCGGTAAGTTTATTATTAGAGATAGCTCCAGCCTGTATAGCTTCCCATTCCTTGTCAGTAATCTCTATTTGTTCCTTACCTGCACCTACTTGTTTACGTGCTTCTTGCAAGCATTCATACTTCTTTTTCTTGAGCTTGTCCTTATCATCCTTTAATTCAGGATGGTCTAATTTGTACAGCTCTAGGGTCTTATTACCAACTATCTGGGCCTGCCTTTCAAGAGGGGCATTAGAGAGTGCTTTATCAAGCTTTGTGTTAAGTGACTCTACTTCAGCGGCGTATTTCTCAGCCATACCCTTAACCTTCTCTTGATTGGGGGTACGATCTAAAGTAAGACGAGCTTTATTACCAAGTGCCTTCATCTCTCTAGCATAGTCGGCGTATACCTTTTCTATCTCAGTGGGCTTTCTTCCTTTACTAGCTATGAGGTCATAAGGATCATACTCGTATCCCTTAGTTGACTTAGTCATAGCGTCTTCTTCTTTATACATCTTACGACCAGTTTCAGGATCAATCTTAATCTCTCCTGTCTTCTTGTCGATGACTGGAGAATGCTTCTTTGCTTTCTTAGGATCAGTTTCAAGTTCCCAAATCTTCTCTCCAGTTTTCTTATCAATCTTATAGTAAGTCTTTCTCTTTGGTACGTGTTCTTCAGATGTAGACATTGATAGCAGTGTTGATACACCACCACCATTCTGATACTTGTTCTGAAGTTCTTTAATACCAAACTCTTCGTAAGCTTGCTTCCAATTAAGTTTGTGTTTATATGCATCTACAACAACCATTGAATACTTAGTAGCTCTTACTATCTCACTCATAGCTGGATGATTCTCATTGAGCTCTGATGATAACAGAACACTCATGTCAGTAATAAGATTTGTAGCTCTACCCATTTCATTGTTTCTCTGAACTTTAGTCATGGGTTTAAATCCTTTTGGATTAGATTCAGACCACAAGTCTTTATCATCTACTTTATAGGCCTTAGTATCGAATGTAGCAAGACCCTCAATAGCTTTCATGTTCTTAATGTTCTGTCCTTTAGTTGGTAATACAAGTGCAGTATCACCATCAAAGTCAGCACCACTAAGTTGTTCAGCAGTCTTACCACTAATCATTACAGCATCCTTAGCATTACCAATAATATCAATTGCTGATTTAATCTTGTTGTTTACTTTAAGACGGGGTATTTCAAACAGACCACCATGAGGGTATCTAATAAGAACTACTTCTTCACCATTCTTATAGTTAGGTGCATATATCTCTCCATCCTTAACATCATTGTTAGGAAGAAGAACATGCGTCTGCTGTCTTGGTAATCCTGCTGCTGTTAAATGAACTGCTGCTGAATCACACTCGTCAGCAAATGATTGGAGAAGCTTCTTCTTTACTGCTGGGTTGGTTAGATTACTGAGTTCCTCATAGTCAGCATATCTCTTAGCAGCATCAAGGTCAAGTTGTTTCTTTGCTAAATCAATAGGCTGTTTAGCTAAGAACTGTGATGCAAGTGTCTTACTCCATGTTGCCCATTCGCCTTCCTCATTAACTATATTGAGAGCAGACTGATGTTGTTTACCGTCTTTACCAATATAACTACGATTAAACATCTTAAGGTCAGCGTCATCTTTGATAGTAGCACCAAAAGGATTATTAGGATCCGTTGGAGGTCTTACTCTTACACCATCTTCAACACCATCCTGATCTTTAAATACTTTATAGTCAGGTGTTCCTCTCTTTTTGTTTGTGTTGTAGATAATATCTTTACCAGGAGGAAGTTTCTCATCAGTATACATAGCCATACCTTTAAGATATGATTTATCATCAACACCAATTCTTACTTGTGCGTATCGAGCTAAACCTAAGTTAAGATCTTCAACTCCTCTTCTTAACTCAATAACACCATCCTTATCAACACCACCATCTTCAGCATAACGAATAAGAACTCTGCTGCTATCAATATTAACTGGTGGTTCTTTTTTAACAAATGTATCTCCACCATCTTGTGAATATTTAAATGGTAGTTTAATGTTACCTAGATTATCAAATAACTCTTTACGTGATGTGTCAGGAGGAGCTAATACTTTCACATTAGTAAACTGATTGGTCGAGAGTTGTTTAATATTCATAGTCTCAACAGTATATCCTTCAGACTTAAGTACATTAACAGCATCAATAAGTCTTGACTCAGTTATGCCTAAATGTCTTTCAACACCTTTACCTGCATCAATATAAGTATCTTTTTCAACTGATTCTTTAAGAACCTCTATTGTCTTCATCAGTTGATTTTCTTTCTTCATATCTTTGTTACGTATTACTGTACCAACTGTGGTGTCTGGTATACCCATTTCTTTTGCAATAGCCAAGTTGGAATATCCTTTGTCATGAAGTTTATATATCTTGGCGTCTCTCTGCATCTTTGCTAAGTTAGCATCATAAGTTTTAGCAGCATTCATCTGTGTTGTAGTCATACCAAACATCTCAGCTATTTCTTTCTTTGTTTTGCCTTCAGCTAAATATTTGTTGACCATTTCTGAGAATGTTCCAACATGCTGATAAGGATTCTTACCGCTTCCCTGTCTGTAACGTCCACTACCATTTGGGTCACCGTCATACATCTGAGGTGTTCCTGAATGCTCCAGTTCATCCTCTAAAAAATATACTTCATATGCTTCGTCTGAAGATAACTTCATTGTTAAACACCTCCGTCTTGTTTTAGTTTAGATATAATCTTGTCGTTAGAAATTATCTTACTCATGATGGGTGCAATGATATCAGTAGTTGGGTTTTCTATTCTTACCTCATCAGATTGATATATACGATTCTCTATTTCTATTTCTCCTGGTTTAATACCATACTCTAAACAGAATAGAGCGTCGTAAATATATAATTGATTGAAAGAAGTTTTAGACTGACCTGTCTTTAAGTCATGTATTCTGAGTTTGTTGTTTTTAAAACTAATAGCATCAGCAGTACCGAATGCATTCTCAGAATAATATAATGTGACTTCAGGAGACATGTCGAAACCAATAGCATCATTGACATACATGTTAAGAGTTTCTTTTGTTTTTGGTTGCTTACGTTTTAACTTAATAGCAGTTGCCGCATATTCATGTAATTCAGTACCACGTAACACAGCTAAGAAATTAAGATAACGACGTTTGAGAGACTCGCTGTCGTCATTTAGCCAGTGGTAATTGCTTGCGCTTAGAAATGCGTGCTGTCCTAGTAAGTTGTTGTGGTTGTTGAACTTCATCATTGAATAACCTCCTTAATGAATTGAAAACAAACTCAACATTAAATGGATGGACGAATGAAGCATAAGACATATTGTTCATCTTTTCTACATAGTAGTCTTGATTCGGTCTATGTCTTGCTTTTGGATCTCTCTTAACTTCTAACGCAGCCCACTTGTTTTTATATAACACTAACAAGTCTGGTATGCCCTGAATATAATTAGCATCGTTCTTAATAACAATACATCCTTTAAATTCAGCTTGAAGTCGTTTGATCAGATCCGATTGAAATTTAGATTCTTTTTTCATAATACCACTCCTAAATATAATGAAAAAGATAAGAGAGCCTAAATCTCATTACAACTGCCGTAACCAATGACAAAAATGAGATACAAGGTAGGCTCTCTCATTATAGGAAATGAAAAATCCTCGCACGTAATTCAGGAGGGTGGGTTTGAGGAAAAAATGAGAGTCAATGTAAAATACACGACTCTCTGAAATATCACCTCATTCTTATTTCTTTAAATTTTTCTGTCCATGTGTCATAAGTTATTGTTATTGAGAAGCTACCATAATCAGTAATTTCTAAATTGTTATCACAGTCATATCCTGGTTTATATTTATTCCAAATACTAATATCAAAATCTTTAATATAATTATCTCTTTCTCTTTTAGTTTTGAAATATAATTTTCCTTGTCCATTCCATACTTCTGGATATTCTTCTCTTACTTCTTTTGAGCTTATTCCCCAATAATCAACATGTATATTTAATCCATATAACATAATAATTCCTCCTTAAAAGTTTAAAGTTTATAAATGTGCTTTGGGATTTCTCCCTATTATAACGTGTGTAATTTATGCGAAAAAAAAGAATCCCTGATTTCTCAGGGAAACTCTTTTTAATCTTCTTTTCCTTCAACAATTTTATTATACTTTTCAGTTAATGTTCTTTCTAATGTTTCGTAAATCCGTTCGATTTCTTCAAAATACCATCTTCTTAAGGTATGCGCTGTCGTGTTGAGGTCGTCTCTTTCAGCAAAGAAACCAACCTTCATAGTCTTTTCATATATAGATTTTACTAATAAAAGTTCTTCTGGAGAAACAGTTTCTGGTTTGTTCTCCATTTCTTTTAAGTAACATCTAGTCATAGACCTGATTCGATTTAGTTCTTTGTTGTATGTCTCAACCCATTCACAAAAACCTCTTGTGACATTTAATAAATCTTCTGTACGTTGTAACATAACATTACTTCCTTTCATAAATAAAATATTTTAGGATTTCTCCCTATTATAACGTGTGTAATTTATGCGAAAAAAAAGAGCCCATGAATAAATCACGAGCTCAAATCTTAGTTCATTTAATTAAGATCTAAAATGTCGTCTTTAAATTTAACTTCTGTCATTGTTAATTCATATTCTAACCATTCTTCTCCTTCAAATATGACAGATGCATGACCACTATAAATTCCGTACTTGTTGGGTTCTTTATTGATTTTTATAGTTAATTCTTCTTGATAATTTTTAATTCTAAAATTAACATATGTTTTAACTATATCATCGATGTTGTCTCCCCGAACGATCCATTCCGTAAATAATTCGTCATGATCCCACTCTCTAATGAAATAGTATTTCATAACAATTCCTCCTATAATTATAATTTAGAGCATCTTAGCTCCTATTATAGGAGATGTATTTACTGCGAAAAAAAATAGGGCGTGTAAATTCTACAACGTCCTAAAAGTTGTTTAAAATCCTATTTTATCTAACTTTTCGTTATTCTTTGTATCTGTTTTAGATATTACTTCTTTCGTTTCTTCTGGTGATTCATCAGCATTATCATATTCAATCGATCTTGAAATCTTATAAAGATTTTCTTCATTTGTTAAATATAATTTTAATACTTCTGATGCGTCCCATACTATTTTTGTAATAATAACACCTAAAGATACTTTAATAACATCAAATGTTGATATTTTCATAGTATCAACTCCTTTCATTATAGGAAAGGAAATTACTGCGAGTCTTTCTTTTCAATCTGTTCGTGATATACTTTTACAATATCATCAACAGTTGATTCATCAACTAGTAATACTCCAGTTGATATAGCTCTTTCGGTATATCTCTTTTTTCTTGTGTCATAATACACTCCGTTAAATGATGCTAAGATGTTTTGATAAACAAACTTAGCTTCATCAAAAGTCATATGTCCGCTACTATAAATACAAAGTTCTACAAGTCCTCTTTGTTTTATTTGTATAATATAATCTTTATGAATTTCCCTAAACTTCACTTCTATAGAGTCCATATTGTTTACATTTACTGCCTTGTTCTCATGTGATATGTACATTATTCATCCTCCTTATTCCATCTAATAATTACATGTCCTACAAGATTATCACGATATACTTCATAATCAAAACTTTCATAATAATCTTTAATCATATCAAATGGTATTTGTCTGCTGTTGTCTAAGTCTAAATCATATCCTGCTATTTCTATGTGTGTATCTCCTTTACTTATTGCTTTATTAAGTAGTATGTTTATCTGCTTAATTATTTTTTGATTGTCGTCAAACATATTTTTATATCTTTGTGCTCTAGCGTCTTCTGCTAATGGTGTGTAATTAGACCATTTTTTATGTTTCTTTCTCTTTTCTATTTCTTCTGAAAAGTCCATAACTATAGATAATAAACATAAAAACGCTATTAATACTACAAGTGCAATTATAATTACAACTACAACAATCTTTAACATCACACTCACCCCTCGTATTTAACATTCTTTAGCCTAACCGCTTTGAATATAACTTCATCACAGTTATGCTCTATAAGTGTTTCATCCCTTTCATTAATCAACAACTCAACAGAATATCTTAATAAATATGCTAGTTTATCTTCCTCACACATACTAGTTTCGTATTCCTTTAGATTAGACATAATTCTGCTGAATATATCTCTGCTTAATTCTCTTCCCTTTTCGAGATTAGCAATAGTTGTAGAAGATACATTTGTAATCCTTGAGAAATCATCTAGTGACATATCAAGACATTTTCTTTTAATCTTAATTACCTGACTTAAGTTCATCGTTCTCCTCCTTATAAAAAACAAACTTCTTACCTTTATGAGTGCGCTGTATTCTATAACAGCATTTCATCACTCCGTATCTGCTTCCACCAACACTGTCTCCAGCTTCGGTATATGTGTCAAATATCTCTCCTGTGTCTGTTCTCAGAATCTTTGGGTGAGTCACTGGCTTGCCACGTTTCTTCATTCGCTCCTCCTATATCTAATCTGTTTAAATCCATCAGCAGTTTCCTTATATATTCTCCATCTAAAAATATCAGCATACATCCTACAGCATTCATACTCAACAGAACAACCCTTAGCTTCTGCTGAGTCGAGTGTAAATATAACAATGTCTGCTTTAGCTAAATCCTTTATAGCCTCACCTAGATAATCTAATCTAGTAGGTTCACAAGTCCGCGTATAGAAACACTTCTCAATCGGGTTGACGATATCAGTTGCTTTGATGTTTAGATACTTCCATTCATTGAATTTATTAAGAACTTCCATACGTTTAGTTTGGATTTCTTTCTTAGTTAGTCCATTCATTTTCTGAGATATAAATACTCTCATTTACTTTTCCTCCTTTAATAACACAATTGATGATTGCATCATAATAATTTGTTTACAGTATTCTTTATACTTCTCTTCTATATATGCTTTCGGTCCTTTATCTAATATAATTCTGTCTTTGGTGAACATAGCAGTTATACATGTTTTATTACCTAAAGGCTCGACTACTATACTCTTAACATATTTAAGATTAACCATGGCTTCTGATCCTATAAGATAATAAATACGATCTTTATTAATTTCTGTCATTTCTGTTTTCATTTACTTTTCCTCCTTATAACACTTTAAATTTAACAACTTCTCTTGATTCTATTTTATCAATTTCTATATTTACTATATATGCGTTTATAAGTATTTCTTCAGTAGAACAATATATTTTAAATTGATGGTTAAAATAAACTGGACTCAATAAAGTGTCTCCATCTTCATTTATAACTATAAAATTAACAGTATTACCACTAATTTTACAGCATAAAGCGGTCACTATTCCTTTTGTAATAATATATAGAGAATAAGCATAGCCAACTTTAAAATAATACTTTATTTTATCCAGCGGAACATCTAATATATCTATATATCCTTTACCATACAATGTAGCAAAACAATCATCTTTGAATTCTTCTTTCTTAAGCCGTTCTATTTTATCTTTTAAAGAATCAATCTCCATTTGCCTAACTTCTTCTGGTGTAATATTTTCCATTTACTTTTCCTCCTTAATCTTTCTTAACTTATCCTGAGAATAACTTACTATTTCGAGACAAGCATCAAGACAGTTAATATATACTTCATACTCTTTGTCTGTTAATTCGTTGACTGGTTTATAAGTAAGACCTGGTCTATTATCCTTTCTAGTATCAGGATCTAGAGCTCTAAATATGTTCTGATAAAATACTTGAAAATTTGATTTGAATATTTCGGAAGAATCTCTATTATCATTTTCAATCTTTACGCAAAATAATTTCTTAGCGTATTCTAGTTTTTCAATATCTTTAGTTATAATTCTACGCTTCTTCTTGTTGTGTAGTAAACCAAGACCACTTTCGCTTATCATCTTTTCAAGCTCATGATTTCTAGCTTCCATCTCAGCTATTCTCTTCTCAAGTTCTGCAATCTTCTGTGTGCTAAAATTATACTTTCCCATAAAAATACTCCTTTCGATATTAACCGTTATTTACATCACACTGCTACGCAGAATGACATATTTACGTGCATAAAAAAATAAAGAGACCCAGAATAAATCCAGGTCCCCCTTTGAGTTGTTTAGAATTTAGTAATTTTAGTTTCTGAAAGCTTAATTGCCTCATCAATAAGATCAAGGTTTTCAGCAGTTCTGTTAAACAGCATTTCAAGGTTTCCTTTAATATCTGGATCGCAAAAATATTCGATTCTTCCTGTTTTTACTCCATGTTTTCTACCAATCAAGTAGGCACTAGCTATTAAGCCGAGTCTTACTGATGGTAAGAACCAAGGATGATCGTTACAGAATTTATCAATCTTTTTCCAGTTCTCCTTTCCTTCCTTAAAGCCTTCTTCAGCCACTTCTTTTAAATCTTCCCAATTTGTTTTGTTCATAACATTACCTCCATATATAAAATTTACTAAGCAGGCAACTCAACCCGCTCATTATAGAACATGAATTATATGCGAATCAAAGAAAAGACCATTTGTGTTTCTGGTAAATATCTTCTATTACTTGTTGTCTATCTAAAATCCAAGGATTAAATGTATTAGCAGTAAAGCTCATTTCAATATCTTTCTCTAATAAATTAATATATCTCTCAGTCTCCTCATTCACATAGTCTATGAGTTCATCTGACTCAAGTTCATCAATAGATACAAAATCAGCAACTGTTCCAAGATGATGGCATTCTCCAGTAGAGTCTTTAAAATATAACTCAGCGTTCTTCATTCAACCACCTCTGTATGCATTTAGAACAATCTGGATTTGTGTCCTTGCAATAAAATTCTCTAATTTCTTCCACATCTTCTCTAACATATTTTAGTTTCACCATAACATGCTCCTGTTTTACCATTTCAATGAAACATAAATAAGGACTAACATGACCTGCGTTGTTATATATTGTCTCATTCAACTTAACTAACAAATCGTAAGGACAAGTCTTAAGAAGAAATTCTCTATTAGTCACAGAACTCCTCCTCACTAAATAGCTCGATGTGTTTCCGTAATTTATCATTCTCTTTTTCTAATTCATCTACACGGTTGTTTAAAATACGAATGGTGGACTGGAGCATCTCTTCAGCATTACGTAAATTAAGATTCTCTTTACGAAGACGTTTGTTTTCATTGTAACAAGTGTTTATGTTCTTAATTGCTATGTCTAAATCTTTGAGTTTGTTTCTAACATCTTTCCACTTAGCTACTTCTTCTTTAGTGTAGTCTTTCTCGTCTTTTGGAATTAAATAAGTTACTTCTTCATAATCTTTAGGATCATAACCATTATATACTTCCATATAGTTCACCTCAATTCTTTAAAATAAATTATGTCTCCTCTACAGTTACAATATAATCTTTCATTATTAACCCTCCATTAACTCTTTATAGCTTATACCCCCAGCTAAGCCAGGGGATTTGTCACTGTCTGTGGAAATATATTTTGCATCAGGATAAGATGGATATAAATATTCCAGCATAGCAAAGTTAGCGATGTCTACTAAATAATCTTTGTTATGTGTCTTGTTATATAAATCCAATCTCTCCTGAATACATTTAACAGCCTGAGCCAGTTCAGGATATGTCTGACTAGCCCATCCGTATTTATAATGCGATGTCTCTATAGCGTTCTTCATCTTAGATATAAACTCTTCAGAGAAATCACGACTTAATATTTGAGCTCTTGTATCCATTACTTCCTCTCCTCCTTACAAGAGTCTATTAGTTCTATTGCGCATTTTTCACAAAAGTCGATATTCTTCTTTCCATATATAGAATCCAGATTAGATCCCATCATCTTCTCAACATAAACTCTATATGCTGCATCATATGAGACATAGTCTCCACATTTATCACATTTAATAAATGTTGCCATAATCATCTCTCCTTATTCTCTATAGCCATCATAGATTTCTATTTGCGGCGGATCTCCTTTAGTAGAAGTGCTTATTATTATTGGACTTTCAACAGTGTTTATTAACTCCGTCATTTCCTCTATAGAATTTACTTTTATTGTATATTCAATATAAGTTAGATTACTACAGAATTTACGGGCCGAACTTATATCAAATCCTTTTTGTCTCAATATAGAAGCATATTCAAGCATTTCACGGTCTCCATGCCAATCAGCAGTTGATGTTAATAAGAACACCATAATCATCTCTCCTCCGTAATTAATTCAGAATAAGGCAATTTCTCTATCATATGACAGAATTCATGCCATTCATCGAGTTTGTGGTTCTTTCTTGCGTGGTAAATATTCCTGAGAACTTCGTAGTTAGCAGTCCATGTGGAACGCTGATTGTATGAAGATGGGAGATATTGTATAAGAGCGTACCATATTTTTTTACTACGTTCAAGATTGTCCGATTCGCAAATATGATTTGTAAGATATACGTATTCATTCCTTAAACTATTAAGAATATTGAGAATGTCTTCTTCAGTATCTCCAGCTTGTTTAAGAAGAAAGCCAGTTTTATCCCAAGAGAAATCACTTTCGACAAACTCCTTAGCCATAATCTTATGCATAGTGGAACAGGAATTACGTACAGTTCCAACCTTATAGGTATCCATCTCTTTCCACCAATACATAGGTGCTGTTATATCACAGGAGAATATAATCTGTCTGAGGAATTTACCATGATCTGAACCTGCTGTAGCTAACTGCTTGGCAAGTTTAAGGTCATTAGGACCAAGAATATAATGGTCATTGGATATACCACAATAATCTGGCTTAAAATGACAGTCTGTACACCTTCTGTTTTCATTAAAGCAACCATATCCGCTATCACTTTTATCCCAGCTATTCAAAGGATTACGCATGCCCCTTATGGCTGCTTCCCAGTTACATGTATGAATATGTTCTATTTCAATCATTTCACACTACCTCCATCTTAAGAATATCATTACCGAATCTGAAATGTGTTATTCTAATTTTGCCACCACATTCAACACAGTCCCAGACACTTTTCTTACAATCCCATTCCTTACTCTCTGAGAGAATATAATAGCGCTGAGTTCTCTTACCGAATCTCTCATTCTCAGCAAGAGTGTACTTCTCATCGTATGCTGGTTCGCGGTCGT